GCACGAACGACTGCTGGTACTTATCGTGTATATAAAAACATATCGACTACGGAACGCACGTCTACTGCTGGCATAACTGACTACAGTGGATTTGATTCTGTCACAGGATTAAACGCAGTAACGATTGATCTTAGTAACAACACAGATGCTGGGTTCTACGCTGCTGGCAATGATTACGTTGTAGTGCTGGTCGGCGCGGTTGTAGATAGCTTGACAGTCAATGTGCCGTTGTTTCAATTTAGTATTGAGAACAGAGCTGAAACATTATTAGTTCGCAATGCTATAGCGGATTCTGTCTGGGATGAGGCGTATGCCGATCATGTGGCAGCTGGTACGTTTGGCAAGCTAATGGATATATTGCGTAAGTCGAATTATGTGACAGAAGGCACAGTGACAAGTTCTGCTAGTCCATCTGTAAATGAATTTTCAACAACTCTGGTTGGACTTGATGGAACGTATGACCATCAGACGCTTTTGTTTGTAACGGGTGATTTAGCCGGTGAATCAAAACCAGTGCTTACATTCCTTCAGTCAAATGGGTTAGTGACTGTAGAGGAAGACTTTACATTAATCCCGCAAACGGGAGATGAATTTGTCATACTGCCAGATCACGTACACGCAGTCATAGGTATTGCTGATGGCATATTAAATAGATTACTTGACAGCTCTGGCAGTAGTGCGGATGTGTTTAACGAACGCACTGTGCGTTCTGCATTACGCGCAATGCGAAACAAGGTCTCTGTAAGCAACGGCACTATGGCTGTGTATAAAGAAGACGATACCGAAGCTGCATGGGAAGGTACAGTGAGTAATACTGCTGACGTTACAGTCAACCCAGATGGAGGATCATCGTAATGGTTCAACTAGAGTGTACATACGCAGGTCTTAACTCTGATGGTGTATGGACTCTTGCATTTAGTGACGGATCTGGCATTGAGTTTCCAGATGAAGAGGCATACATAAGTTATTGCAGCGATCAATACATTGATGTAGTTGCTGTGGAATCATTGCGTCGCGTTACGGCAGTACGTAAATTTAATAACGAGACCGCCATTGCAACATTTGATATTAATGAGGCTTCTGGCAACGTGGTCAAGGTAAGTTAATGGCTGCATTCCAATTTTCATATCCAGACATACCTGTACCAAACGGTGGCGCACCAGCGTTCCAGACTGTCACGTTAGACGCAACTACTGACAGATATGCTGTAGTCTTTCGTGCTGAAGACAACATGACTGTAACTTCTGTGCAGTTTAGGCAAGGCACTGTAACTGGGTCACCTGATGCATTGCGTGTAGGATTGCAAGAAGTTGATGCAACTAACGGTTTGCCAAATGGAACATGGCTTGGTGGGGTATCAAACTATCAAGCACTCACTATTGTAAGTGGCAATAACAACTCTTTTGTTACGGCAACGTTACCAACATCGGTAACTTTAATTAGGGGTCAAGTCGTTTCTATGGTTCTGCAGCCAGTATCTGGTGGTGGTGGTGGGGCTGGCTGGGATGCTGGCGACTTTATGACAGTCAGTAGGACTATAGCAAACGTAGCATACGGTCATCGAGGTCCATATGCTGTAGACAACACAACTAAGTCAACTAACCAAAATTGTGTATTTAAAATTAATACATCTACTCGGTCGTATGGTCTTCCTATTGAAACAATTACATCACGAAGTAACAACTCTGGAAGTACGCCAGACGAGTATGGAATGTACTTTCGGATACCTAGTGGTGTGTGTTCTACCTATAAGATACAGGGAGTAAGAATATCTGGTGCGCTTAGTTCAGCTGACTGGTACTTACGCTTGTATGACACTGATGGAACTACTGTATTACAAGAGGTATTTGTAGACAGTAGTGAACTATCTATGGGTACAGTTTATCCTTCATTGATCTACTGGGATACATCCACGCTTGCAACACTGAATGCAGGCAGTTATTACAGACTGGTTTTCGCGCCTGCAACAACTACTGCAACGGGTGCGTTGTATGCATGGGATCTTGATTCAGCAGACGACAGAATATGCTTTCTAGGTGATGCTGCCGATATATCTGCCACAGAAAGAACAAATGCAGGTGCTTGGACAGAAACTAACACTAGACTGTGGGCAATGCAAGCATTGATAATTGACATTACCGCACCAACAGGTGGTGGCGGTGGAATGTTAGTTCATCCGGGAATGTCAGGAGGAATACGTGGCTAAACTTTTTATACAGGCTAACAGCACCGCACACAGTGAATACGTATTCATTCAGGATTCATCAAGTACGGTTGGCAACGGTCTTACTGGTCTTGTTTTTAATAGTGCTGGATTGACAGCAAGTTATTGTGTAGAACGTGGGGCACGTACTGCAATTACACTTGTGACATTAGCTAGTGCTACAGCAGCGTACACATCTGGTGGGTTTATCGCTGTTGATGGAACAAACATGCCGGGGCTTTACCGATTTGATGTTCCAAATGCATTGTTCTCTGTAGCGGGCACTAACAATGTGGTTGTCATGCTGCGCGGTGCAACAAACATGGCGCCCGTGTTACTTGAGTATCAGATAGTTGCATTCGATCCAAATGATGCTGTTAGGCTTGGGTTAACAGCTTTACCGAATGCAAACGCTGGAGCATCCGGTGGACTGCCCACGGGTAACGCATCTGGTCAGGTTACAGTTGCTACAAATAACGATAAGACAGGGTATTCACTTAGCGCAACGCAGACGTTTAACGTTACTGGCAATATTACTGGTAACGTAACTGGATCTGTTGGCTCTGTAGCGTCCGGTGGTATTACTTCAGGTTCGTTTGCTGCTGGCGCTATTAATGCTGCAGCCATAGCTACAGACGCTATTGGTAGTGATGAATTAGCTGCTAGTGCTACGGCCGAAATAGCAGACGCTATTCTTGCTCGTAATCTAGACAGTTCTGGTAATGAAGTGTCCACCACATCAAGTGGCAGGACGGTACGAAATGCGTTACGCATCTTGCGCAATAAAGTTGATGCAAGTTCTGGAACGCAGGTTGATGTGTACAATGAAGCGGACACATCTGTTATATGGTCTCAAGCGATCACAACAAGTGTTAGCGCTGATCCGATTGTAAAGGTAGGTACATAATATGTCGAAGGCATTCACAAACTCTGTCGAGTCACAGTTATTAAATGTGACTTTGAGAACAGGATGTTTAGTTCAAACAGGAACTGGATTATCCTACTCAACAGGAACAACGACGTATACAACAGGAACGTCAAACCCGTTGTATTTGGCATTTCTAACTAACTCAACTGATGATACATCTATTACCGAGTTAGCTGCTGGTGGAAGTTATACTGGTGCTGGACGACCAGCTTTTGTTGGTACAGCAGGTCAACAATTTTCTACTAGTGCTGGAACAAACGTTGCTTCAACTGCAGGTGCTGCTCTTGTAAACGCAAATGCACTAACGTTTACCGCTACAGCAACGCATACTGGAATCGTTGGTATTGCTATTTGTACTAGCCAGACTGTTGGTTCGTCTCTGGATACTACTGCAATTTATTATGGAGACCTTACAGGTGGATCGGTTACTTTAACTGCTGGTCAATCTATTACGTTTGCTGCGGGTGCAATTTCTGTTACCTTAAACTAATGTAATGGCGACACCACTTGGCGCTGGCTATATAACAGTAGCCTTTATTGCTGCAAGACTTGCTGCACCTTCACTGGCACCAACCAATGGAGCAGCAAGTCTTACTGGTATTGCTACGCTTACAGCATTACCATCTATCCAAGCAAGCGCATCAATAAATGGTATTGCAAATGTTACGTCTAACATATCCTTTGTTAGATCATCCGACATAGCTGGCATCGCGCAACTTTCTGCATCGTCTGCATTTGTTGGTCAAGTCTCTAGTATTGGCATTGCCAGTTTAACTGCTAATCCATCATTCCCAAGAACTGCACAAATACTTGGCATTGCACAAGTTAATACGTCTGTTTCTTTTCCTAGATCAGCGGGCATAAATGGCATTGCATCCCTGCAGTCGTCAATACAATTTAACAGGTCGTCACAACTTACTGGTATTGCTAGTTTAACTGCAGCTCCAACGTATAGCATTACGTCTGACATACGAGGAATTGCAACTGTAGCAGCAACCGCTACTGGTAGTGCTGCATCTTCTATGACTGGTATTGCCAGTGTTTCAGCTACACCGCAATATTCTATTACTAGTCAACTTACTGGTATAGCCAATCTGTCGGCTACTGGTACTACAGCATCTGCTATACCGGCTGCATCAAACATTGCAGGTATAGCACAACTTACTGCAGTTACGTCTACACAGGCGCAATCGGCTATTAATGGCATTGCATCTCTGAGTGCATTGCGGTCAACGCAAGTTCAGTCATCAATAAATGGCATTGCAACGGTAACTGCGCAAACGTCAACCCAATTACAATCTTCTATAGTTGGTATAGCGCAGTTAGCGTCATCTGGTACCGTAGCTAATCCTTTATATTTAAATAGTTCTATTCTTGGTGTAGCGTTTACACAAGCAGGTGTTTCTTTTGTACGCACCGCAAGCATCGTTGGTATTGCACGGATAGATAATTATCCTTTCACTCCTAATACACCAACACAACCTTTATTTGCAAACATAGGTGGTATAGCAAGTCTTTCTGCTAATGGATTTATTCCTAATCTGTGTGAGTGCCCACCGTGGATACATGCTGATCAAACAACGTGTGGTTGGGAAGTATCACCATATGATGGACCAGTAATCACCCAGCAATTAAGTTACGACTTACCGTTTACGTTACCTATGTTTAGGATGCACGTACTAGCAACGGGTACAACATCTACGACAACTGGTATCTCGACATATGATCGAGAGCCTACTCCAAATTGTCAATATACTATTTCTACAGCAGTCAATGTAAACTACGTTGTTAACTCACCAGTTAAAAAATCATATTCACGAGGTGGTTGTATCTAATGGCTTTAAGACAAGTACGCAATAACCAACAACCATTTACACTGGGTGACAGAAAGTTTCAAGGGATTGATACGTACAATGATCCATCCCGTGTTGATGCTGGTTTCTGTCAAAATGCAGAAAACTTATTTATTTATGGTGGCATAATACGTCCACGTAATGGCTGGGCTTCTGTTTGGTACAACACATCTGGCACACCAAGTTACAATTTTGCATTAGCAAATCCTGTCCGTGAATTGACAGTATTACGTGATGCTGGACAGACATCTAGATTAGTCTTTGCTAGTGGAACATCGCTTTATACATATGACACAGCGCAATATGTTAATGGTGGCACGCGTTATACGGCATCCAATCAGCCAGTTATTTTAAATGATCGACTAACTGGATCTCCAATTAATATTACCAATGCTGATAATGTTCGTATGGTGCAGTACGGCCGTTATCTATATGGATGCAGTAGCGGAACTAATCCGTTGTTCCGTGTCAGAATGAATGGTAGTACTGTTGAAGCAGAGACATTACCAGATTTAAGCGCATCGCAATTAGCAGACGTAAAACCTGTCGCAACGGCATCTACATTACAGGTTATGGCTGGCACACAGATTAGTGCGAAGTACACAACACCTATACAAACAAGTGGTTTCAGTAATTTACCAAGCTCTTTATTTAGCAACCTTGTTGGTGATCCAAGCTTTGAGTTAAATGTCAATTCCGGTTTTAATAGATGGAATTACAATTCTACCGATGTACAAAATATAACTAGTGGAGCTACCAATAAATTCTCTACGACTGCAAAAAACCCAATGGGGTTTATATCAACTCGTGACGGATCGACTGGAAAACGTTGTTTAAAAGTTGATCAAATACAGGATTATTTTTATCAAGATATAGATGTTCGATCAGTAAATGTCACATATGATTCTGAACCATATACGTACAGTGTTGCAGGTGGAGCACTAACTCAAGTTGTAACATCAACACCACATGGCTTAGCACTGGGCCAGAAACTTCAGTTTACTGCTGCTCTTGGTGGTGTTAGCACGTCAACTATTTATTACGTAAAAAGCATTGTCAATGTAACAACGTTTACCATGACGAGTGATAGTACATTGGTAGCTGCTGCATTTACATTCAGTGGTGCTGTTACTACTGGGCAATTCAACGTACTTAAAAATGTCGGCACATACGTATTTACTTGTTACCTATGGAATGAGGATGACCTAACAAACTTTGTTAGTGGAAATACTCTTGACATCAAGATTATTGGATTTAAAAACACAGCAACCACGGCATTTGCAAGTACTGAAGTTATTGCGGGTGCTGAGGTTTATTACAATGCAAGACCGTCTGCAGCAAGGACATCAAGTGACTGGCAGCGTTTTGAGATTTTTGTTGACTTCCGTGAGTTTGCCAATTTACTGACTGGTATTCAGATCCGAGTGAGCACTGCTTTTGATAGAGGTGGTGCAAGTTATATGCTTGTAGAAGATACGTCGTTGTATGCAATTAACAGCGCACTATCCATATCGCCAGTGCAAGATGACCCAAATGGATTAGCAAAATTAATTGGTACTCAGGACAACACAACTTTTGAGAATACAAGTCCCGTAGAATCGTACGCGCGATATCTTCAAAATGAATATATCAAGATTGACCTTGGTGCTAACTATTCATTTACTGAGACTGAAAGCTTAAGCATACGTGCGTATTTCAGTGAGGTGATTAATACATCCGTTCCTCCGTTCAGCTTAGGATTCAGGTTGAACAATAGGACTGAATGGACTGGTCAGTGTTCCTACGATAAAGATAAAGGCTATTTAACTTTCCAGTTATTCCCCATACCACAGGCCTACCGTACATCGGTTCGATATTTATACATCAAGCTGGATTACGATATTAGTGAGTTACGAAACAATGAATGGTGTATTTCACTTGGCGAGGTAACAAAACAAGGGGCGTTAACACCATCTAGCAAGTACTCGTATGGGTTTACATTGTGGCGCCCATACACACTTCCTAGTAATCCAACTGCAGGAGTTGGCGTATCAGCATGGAGTACATTGCCTGAGTTACCTAGCGGTGATGGATTTGAGACGCCTGTTACTCAATTTAGTGCTGATGTAACCATAACGGCTGCTGTCAATCAGGTTACGCTTAAGCTTTATTCAGGCGATTTACGTAAAATTTCTGGCGGTAACTGTCAATATAAGTTTGCCCTTATATATCGCAAGAATGTACTTACAGGTGATGACCGTGGTCGATTGATAGCTATTGTTGATTTAGATACTGGTGCATCATACGCAGATGGCAATAAATGGACCGGTGCATCATCATCATTTAGTAATACGGCAACAAACGAGATCACATTTACAGACCAAGTGCAAGATAGTTCGTTGTTATTTGACAACGGGAGTGGGACGCGTGGTTATAGATTTCGTTTTGGTCGTGATCCATTCCCTACTGGGTGTGACTCTATTGCATCATTTAATGGCAGGTTATTTGTATCAAAGAAAAATACAGTACATGCTAGTTGGCAATTAGATACGTCTAATGAATATGGTATTTACACAACACTGTATCCAGATTTTAATGATCCATTATTACCACTCAAAGGATCTACATTTGATATCTCAAGTCGAACAGATGAAGAAAAGATTGTAGACATGTTACCCATTGGTGGTGATGGATTAATTAGAGAGAATAGTTCCAGCGCAGCATTAGCTATTTTACGCGAGCGATCAGCATATCTCCTTACGGGAGATAATCCAGCGCAGTTTGCAAGTCAAGGTTACTTACAAGGTGAAGGCACTGGGCTGTTGGCTAAGCGTGGGGCTTGCATTATAAACGGTCGTCTAGTTTATGCAACTGCTGGTGGAATTATGCAGTTGATGGGTGTCCAGTTACAGCCATTAGGTTTAGCACTAGAGGGTGTACTAAATGTTCGCAGTCAAGATTTTGGCCCTAGTGCTTCATCCAGCTATATTTCTGCAGCATCGTACGCTAACGTCGAGTTATGTGTGCATGACAGACGGATACACGTATTGGCGCCAATAGCTGGAGAGGCTAGTGGTGCAACCTGCACAAGACAATATGTATACGACACACGTATTGACGGATGGGTAAACTGGATCAACCCGGTTGCGTACACGTCACTAGTAAGTGTTGAGACGGCAGACGATACACAGGAACTTTATGCTGGTACACGTGATGGTCGATTAATGCGACTAGAAGGGTTTGCAGATAAGTCATACGGAGCTGCTACTCAAACTAGCACAGGTATTCAATGGCAATTTAAGTCACGTGCGTTTGGTCAATCAGCTGCTGAAGGAAACATGTATTACAGTGACAACAAAATACATAGCCTTAACATGCATTTTGAAAACACATCGGCTAGTAATCTAGTAGTTAACTGGTCACTCACATCTATGGAAGGTTATTCATCAACAGGTACGTATCAATGGTCACCGCAAAAAGAAAAGGTTGTTAGCATAAAGCACATACAGAGAACAAGTGATAAGCAAACATTTACGGTCACATTATCTGGTACTTCATCTTCTTTATGGAAGATGTTTAGTTATCATGTGCAAACAACCGAAGGTAATACACCAAGGAATTAACTATGCCAGCTGTTGCACCACTTACATATCCTGTTGATGGACGATATGGACAACCTGAAAGGTTGTCTGGGCGCGGTAAATCATCTGTAGCAATACGTGAGCAAAACTTGCGTGGTATAGATCCAGTTCCATATTCACCATCGTCTAATGTTTTGTATTACGCAAGTTCAGCATATACTGTGGATTATGCGCCATGTGTTGTTTTATGTGATGCGAATACTGCTGGTTTTAGTATTACTCTTCCTATAGCAGCTTCATGTTATGGAAGATCAATAGATGTAATTAAGACAGACGCCACTGTAAACGCTATTACATTTACAGCATCTGGATCAGATATTGTGTCATACAACGCAGCTTGGGTAGGTTTAAATGAGCAATGGGAAACGTGCAGAGTTCTCGCAACAGTAGATTCATCGGGTCAAGGTCGATGGATTATTATGATGACAAGGACGGTTTAACATGATTGATCCAATGACTGGTTCGTTGATTATGCAGGGTGTTGGTCAACTTGCTGGCGGGTTATTTAAACCACGTCGCAGTAAGACATTGCCTATGCAAGAGGCTTATGCTCGGTCAAAGATGGGATACATCCCGTACTTTGACAATATGATGAAGCAGGGTCAGCAACAGCAAAATATGTTTATGCCTGTTGCCCAGAAATCTGCAATGATGGGCATCGAGGCTGCTAACAAACCACTTACACAGACAGATGTATTCAAGGGCACTGGTGCAACAAATGCTATCTTGCAGAACCAAGGCGACGCTCAGATGGCAGCAGCTGGAATGAACGCTGCGCGATCTGGATTATATGGCCCAGCGCGTACATCTATGTTGCAAGGTACTGCTAATAACATTAACGCAGCACAAGCTGCAAACATTGCAAACTTTGGTGCTAACTATGAAGCCAACGCGCCACAGCGTATGTTTAACGCATCGCAGGTAGCAGGTGGAATGGCTGGTGCTGGTACTAACATGATGACTGGTGGAATTAGTGGAGCCACTAATTTGTACAGTCAGGGAATGCAAGATCAAGCGAATATTGGTGCACAGTATCAAGCTGCTGATGACGCAGCCCGTGCTGAGCACGCACAGTTCACACAGTTCTTGACGGGCCTTCCATTCCAAATGGAAAGCGCACGTAATATGCGTGCGCTTGCAAATAAGACTAACAACCCTACTGGTACAAGATAGGAGACGAACATGCCTTTTAATTCATCCGCATTAAGTGCAGGTATTGGATCAATGTTACAGGGCATTCAACAGAATGCTCAAGAAAAACTACAGCTTGCACAAATGGCACGGCAGCAACGCATTGAAGACAAGCGACTTGCTGACGAACAAGCAATGAATGATATTAACAGGCAGATAGCTACCGAAGGTTTGAATCAAACCAGAGTAATTAATCCTATTACTGCTGATATGGCACGATCTCAGTTATCTTTAGCTAGAGGTTTAATGCCACATCAAATAGAAAGTGCAAGACTTGGTGTAGTTGGACAAGATATAGGGAACCGAGCAAATTTATTTCAGGTTGAAAAAATGCAACCAGAGCAGTTAATTTCTGCTCAAACTGGCAACAGATTCCAGAAAGCACAGGCAGACGTAGCTGAAGCCCTTGTGCCGACCAATATAAAAGCTGGAAAACAATCAGTAGAAGCAAACGAATTAACTGCGTCTGAGCGAGTACGTCAGCGATATCAAGGCGCATTAGGTCAAGTCAAAACTGCAGCATCTATATTAAAAAATCCGCAAGCTACTCATGCAGATAAGTTAGCAGCATATAACGAATATCAAAAGGTGGTTCCTATCATTCGTGGTGCTATTGGCGATGTAGACGCAATGGCTCGTTTAGGTTCCTTGTTTGGTGATCGTGCCACTATTATGCAAGATGTACGCACGTCATTGGGTATTCCTCCTACAGTTACTGATGACCAATTGCAGCAGTACTTAATGCAGTTGACGCCAGATGTAAATATGCCATCACCTGCGGATGACCCTGCGCGTTTTGCGCAGATACAAGGGATGCTTTCTGGTGTGTTAGGCCCACGTGCATTATCTCCAGCGGAAGGCTTTGTTGATTATGTACCACCGACTTTATCTGGAAATAGGATAGTTGGTGGAGGACGTTTACCGCAAATCAATACATACAGACTTGCTGAAGCGTCGTTTGATGAGGTGTTGAACGAAATACGTAAGGCAAAGTCACTTGGGTATACCCCTAAAGCAATTTGGCAAACGATAGGTAATTTTACAGATAAGGATTTTGATGCGTCTGGAAATTTAAACGTCCTTGATAAGGATATAAAGAAACGCGCCATACAGGCTATTGCTACGAACTTTAGAGCACCACAAGGCACACAAGACGCATTAATTAAATATCAGTCCGGTTATGAAGATAAAGTGAAAATGAATTTGCAGGCGCGGATTGCGGAGATGAATAGTGCAATGGGTAACGCTCAGGCTAATGCACAACTTAAAGCAGCAATGGCAACAACTAGTTTACCTTTAGTTAATGTATGGACAGACACATTTAGAAATGGTTATGCGCAACTAGACAAACTTGCGACTGATGGTATTGCTTTATTTGGATTTGATATTAAGTCCGATTTACCGGGAGCGTTTTTAACGAAGATTAAAGACACCAAAGACGCAAAGACGATTGCCCAAGCTAAGCAATTTGTTGCGCGATATGAGGCTATGCAAACTGCCTTAAAAGAATCCAATAGCATTTTTGGTAAAACGCAAGGTATTAATGACACAACGCGTGTTAGTAATGCACTCCACAGACTTGTCAAAGTCGGTATTTCAATCGATCCTACATTGTTACAGCAATCTGGTTTAGCTGGTGGTGCACCAGCACCTGCTCCAGCACCAGCTAACAGTAATTTCGGTATTAGTGGTGGCAATAACATAAGCATTGACCCACTTACGCTGCCGGGCGGTGGCAAACCACCAATGCAGTAAAATGTTTCAGGAGATATAAATGCCACAAACTAATTCATCGCGCAATAGAAGTGTCAGTGATGCATATTGGAAAAAGCGTTATCAGCAAGCAGGAGTTGTCCCAAAGGCTGGAGGTGGCGTCACTGTTACTAAACCAACTCAGCGCCTTGGATATGAAGCTCCACAAGACAAGCAATCGTGGATACAGCAAAACTATATTCCTATAACTAACCTTATCCAAAAAGGTGATACACGCGTTGTTTCATCTCAGGTTTTGGATATAGCACGTAGCGGTTTTAATTCTGGATACATTAATCAAAAACAGTACGACTACATTGCAGACAATGTAGAGAGATTTAGAAAAGCTTTAACCACGCCAGTAACTAGTGGTGGTGAACAAATACCATTTACTACGTTAGGTCAAACTGGTGCACGTGGAAATTTCGGGGAAGTACAGAGATCACTAAAGCACTCCGACCTTATTCGTTACAACCCTGATGGTTCGTGGGAATATGATCCACGTGATGCAAATGCTGCAATTCGCGCCAATGTAGGTCGTACACAAGGATTAATTAAGGACGCTAATACAAACATCTTTCCGGATGTTGGTGCAACGGCTGCAGGTTTACTGGCAACTGTTCCTTTACGCGTTGCGAAGTCATTTGGTTATCAGCCAACGTTTGACGAGAATACTTTTACTGGGCGTGTAGGACGAGCTGCTGAAGGTATAGAAGCTGGATTAAGTTCATTTGTGCCAACAGTTATGTCTGGCATTAGTAATAGAACTCGTTATGCTATGTCTCGCGCTTATGGTAGAACGCCAGAAGAAGCAGAACAAGACGCAGCAAATTTGATGATGGAGACCCCGTGGTATCAAGTTGCAAATGCAGAGTTAGCGCCTGCTCAAACAAGTCCTAACTTTCAACTTGGTTCTGTATTAGGAATGGAAGCAGCTGCAGCTGTGCCTTCCTTATATACAAGTTTAGGATTACTAAATGCTGCATCTAGTTTAGGTGCGCGTGTATTGTCTCCATTTGGTTCACAGGCGTCCAGTATTGGTAGATATGCTGGTATTGGCGCAGCTGTCGCAGCACCTCCTACTATTACTGCGTTCCGTGATCAATTAACTGGCGGTCAGCCGGGTGTCCGTGAGGACATTGTTTCTGGTGTTGAATCCTTTATGGATCCTGTTCGTACTGCACAACAACGTGGCACAACAGAATCACAGATGCTTGGCCAGCAGGAGTTTGACCCTAAAGGTGTATATAACACGGCTGCACAACGTCTTGGCTTATTTACTATGGCAAGTGGTGGCGCACGTGAAATGTGGCGTGACGTCAAGAATGAGGCAGCTCGTGGAATGTTTGCATTCCGAGGAAGACTCAAGGAAACTGGCAACCCATTTGTTGCTGCTAAGACTGGACTTGCAGCATCTGTAGAAACAGAAATCGGCAAGGCTGCTGCAGCAGATCTCGGTTTTGCTTTAACGCAACCATTGGGTGACATTGGTCGTCTCGTATATTCGCAGACTCGATTTGATAAATCAAAACCTGTAGATGTACCAAAAGCAGAAGACTTAGTTATTGATACATTACTAGGACTTTCGGCTAGTCGTCCCGGCAAAGGTGCTCAGTGGATTTTCCGTGGTAATCCATTAGAGCGGCTTGAGCCTAAGACAATGGCTATAGCAGCTGCTGTAGATACAGTCAATAAGCAAAGTCCTGAAATTAACTTACTCCGTCAACGCATTGCAGAATTACGTGGGCCTGACTTCAAACCAAATGAGGCAGATTTACGGCGTGTAGCTAGTGAGTTAGCACGTACTAACTCTGCTAACTTAGAGTCATTATCTAGGATGGATGAGATTCCAGAAGGTATCGCCATTCACAGAACGCCAGAAGAGCATATTAGAGCCTACGTAGAGAATCCAGATTCAATTTCAGTTGACGTACGCTCTAGATATGACAATCTTATTGAAAGTATGCGTGGAGCAAAAGATAAGATTGATATTGAAGATGGTAATCCATTAAACAATTTAGATATCTTAGACAATTACCGTACTGACTTAGCAACACGAAGACGTCGAATTAATGAACTGACTAAGGCATTGCTGCCAGAGTATGAGGCAATGTTTAAGTCAATGAAAAGTAATAAGCCTGTTGAACGTACTCCTGCAAAGTACTATGGATTAAAGCGTGGTGATGGAACCATGCTTGTATTTACCAGCGACTTTGAATCTGCGCGTATTGTTCCAGAGCACGATAGCCCAGACATACAAATGCTTGGTCCTAACTATTATGGTGAGTCTAGCTCTCGTGAATTAACTGCTGAACGTACTGCGTTTCATAGGAGTGTGGTAGCGTTGCGTGAAACACCTATTACTCTTGATGGAGTAGAAGGTGTACCAATTGCGTTTACTGGTAATTCGATTTACCTTAAGGATTCACTTGGCAATGTAAGAGCATACACTGCAGATAAGTTACTTGACGCACAACGAAAAGCTAAATCTGAAGGCAAGAATGAATTAGTACAACAAATTCAAGATGTAATTGATGTTGTAAACGAATCCAATAAGCTTTATAGAGAAGGCAAGATTAGTACATTCCAATCTGACGGTCGTGTCAGTGTGCTTACTCGTGATCGTGCAGTACGTGATTCTCGTTTTCAAGTACCGCTTATTGATTCACCTGACGATTCTCGTGGACGTTTAATTGACCGACAGAATGGCTATGGAATAGTTCAGTCTGATACTGGAATGTATTACATTGTTCCAGAAATAGATTTACGTGGCTCAGACGGAGAAATATATCCTGTAGAGAATGAGCTTGATGATATTCACATTACTGACCTTGACACTGAAAATAACAGAATAACTGTATTTCTGCCTAATGTTGACACTGGAGAATCATTTCCATTAACGTTACAACTTACACCGGATCAAGTACAAGCGTTTAAAAACGATGGCGTTCCACCTGATGCATACGAATTCTTTAGAGAAGCCATGGATATGGCAGAACCATTTAAGCGTCAGGTTGGTGACATTGTTACAATAGAATCAAAGTATCTGGACGGCACAACGGCATCTCGTCGTTATGTCATTGTTCAGGCAAATGCTGATCATGGAGTAGGTTTACCTATTGATAACTTAACTGGCACAGAGCCAAGTATGGTTATCTTTGATCACTCAGGGTTAAAGGTTGAGCGGACAAATACAGAGTTTCTTCTTAGGGAGATGCAGAACGCTCAACGCATTTCTGGATATGACCCAACATCTGATCGTCCGACTGATGACCCACTTGGTAATATTTTTAAGTATGCGTTCTGGTTGTCAAATCGAAACACCGATACCACAGTTCCTGTAAAGTTAGTACCAGCTATTGTTAACGCTACGGCTGAAGAGTTACCGTCTATACTTCACGGACATATTCTTAGTTCTTTAGATGACACTGGACTATTGCAGAATGTCGTTGGCAGTATGCGTGAATGGTTAGCTAAGAACCCTGATTCTGCTGGCGACTTTGAGTTTATTGTTAATCAAGCACTAGCTACAGAGTTGTCTAAGGGTTCTGCAGATGTAAGTGCATTGGCCCTTGGTCACCTAACAAATATTGCACGCAATGCTGACTTAAATGATTTAGTTGATCTTCTTATAGGTCGTTTTGACGATGAGAAAGAAGTTAGCGGAGAGACATTCTTTAGTTCTAGTCCACGTCGTATAGGTAGATCACAAGGTCAATTTCAGATTATGTTGTCTGCCGTAAACATGATCAACTCATTTATCCGACGTAAAGGACGCATTACAGATGAGCGCCTGACAAAAATCATTACTAATTTCTTAGGGACTAACCCATCATTTGAGGGGAATCTTGAGAATGCAATTACCACAATTAAACGACTAGCCCAACTCTCCAGCTCTATCAATCATTTAGCGTATGGAGTTATTAGTGAGAAGGGCGCCATCTGGATGATGGAAAAATTATCTGCTCTCCCACATGAGGTACAGGTACTTTCTGCGTTACTACCATTTGATGGTGTTCGTGATATCTATCAAGATGATTTTGGTAATTGGTTTGCATCAAAAGAAAAATATGATGCTGCTGTACAACGCGCACGTGAATTATATGCGGATGCTGCTTCACGTGGTGAATCTGGTATAGACGACTTACGCAGTGCAATGTATGATGCACGTCTAGGATTTTTCTTTGAGATAGCTGCAGCAGGTTTAGAAGTAACAACACGACGGCCAATGGTCAACGTAACTGACCCAAGAGCAGTTGATGTAATACGAGCTAACGCCGAACGTGCAAGTAACGCTGTCAACGAGATGATTAAGCGTGTTGCTACTGCAAAGTTAGCGGTTCTCTCTAAGAGGTTGCAAGATAACGCTAGTGCGGATACGCCATCTGTACCAGTACGTCTTGATGAATTGGCAACTGCATCTCTACTTGCTGCTCCAGATGGTGTATTGCATCCTGAACAGATTATTGATCAAAATGCAACAGAAGCTGCAGAAACAAGTCTTGTAACTATGCAGAGCGTAATAGATAATGTGCGCCAGCAAATGGACAATATTGACGCAGCATCAGTGCTACCCGGCGTTGCTGTTTACACACCAGATGAGGCCACTACTGTAGGTACAACTGCATTGGCAACAGCAGCAAAAGCACACGAAGGCAAGTTAGTGCTTGATGCGTCTAAACAAGCGTTTGATGCACTACCTCCTCAAGTACGTGACATAGTGTCTTCTTTGGCATCACCATTACTTTGGTTCTCTGATGTAGTTCGTGCTATTGATCGAACAGGTGATGACAATCTACGTGAAGCATTAGTGTTTGCGTTGATGAATGCCCAAGGGACAGAAGGTGCATCTAGTCTATCTATTCGCCTGAATACATTATTTAGAACTGAAGAGGCATTCAACAGGTTTAATGATTTTGCTAGTGTGGTTTACGATAAAGTTAACAACACAGATACTGGTCGCAAAACTGCAGTTCGCGGAGCAATGGATCAGTTACTTAAGCTAGTTGATTCAATGGTCGGGGAAGAAGGAACGTCATTAGTAGATGATGCAGTTGCTTATTATCAAGGCCAAAACTTAAATCCTATTCTCCTTAAAACATTTATTGAATTAGCGTCGAAAGAACTTATTCAATCTTTAATATCTAATGCTACACGCGTTTCACCTGAAGCTGCATCTGATGTACTCGGAAGTATTAATACTTATGTAGAGAACAACAGAGAGCGTATACGCAGAGCTGGCGCATTTGTAGGTGATAGTGCAGCCAAGGCTGAAGCGTTACGGCTGATTGAATCTGGTTCAACAGATGGCTTACGTTATTTAGGATTCTCGTTTAACGGGCAACGACGTACGCTCATACAAGATGCAGTGCAGTCATTGGTCAACAATATGAGCACTCGCAAGTATGAAGGCAGTGCCATGGCACAAGCACAAGCATTGCTAAATGATGCACGTGAATTAGCTAGAACAGTAGCAGATTTTGTTTTAGGTGATGAAGGATTAGCTGTTGGTCAAGATCCCGCATCTGCTTATACTCCCGCTGTAGAGGTACAGTCTAGTTCATTTATTGATGCGCTACGTGGCGGTATGACGTTTGCTCGTACTTCTACTGGTCCTGACACAGCACCATTGTTAATGGCTGGTAACAGGGCAGGACTTGAGAAGATCATCTTAGCAACATTGTTGGATGCAGCTAATAAAGCAGAACTAAATTACGAGTCTGTAGACAAAGCTTTAATGGAAGCTGTTGTTGGACCAGAGATTGCTAAAAAATATTTTGAACGATTAAAGCAGGAAGATTTTGTAAAACGCAAAATCATATTTAGCAGAGAACCTGTGATGCGTGCTGCAATTATTCCGGGCGTTGACGGGCGTTACACATTACCTACTGGTATGGCTCGAAAAGAATTGATTGAGGGTCAGGCTATGTTTAATAGCTATGTGACCAAGATGTTGAATCTATTAAAGCCACGTGACGCACAGCGCTTTAAGGATGCGTTAGCAGAGTATGTAAACAAAAAGCGAGCAGAAAGCGGTGATCAAGTATTTGTATTTGCTATGGCTGATTTACTTGCAATAGCAGAAGGTTTCAACGAAACTCGCGGTGTATTATTCCGCGCATCTGCTGATGCATCCGAGTTGTCATTTGGTGTAACTAATAAGGACGCTCATAATGCTGCATACAAAATAAAGTCGAGGCTGGCATCTATAGTTACAGATGTTGAACGTGGAGTTATACCAAATCGATATGACTTGGCTGACCAGTTTGACAATCTTGGTGATGCAACTAGTTTCATTGATAAGTTTGAAGCAATAGATATTTACGAGCCGTTACCAGATGACATGGTAACAATGAATGACGCTGAGGCACTTGGCACTTTGTATTCGCAAATGTCACGAGACAATGCTTATACAGATGACCAGAAGAAAAAGTTTGACACACTAGCAAAATCATATCGTCGTGTTGCACGAAGTAAAGATGACTCACCAGCAAAGGTTATTAATAGATACTCTGATGCACGTGTCGTTTCTGCTAACTTAGCCAAGGTATATGACACCTATGCTGCACGTATGGCAACTCAAAAAGTCAGCAATGACATGAAGTTTAACTATGACCTTGATGACTATAAGGCACTGACTGCTTTATTAGGAGTCAATGCTGAAGTTCAGTCAAAGGTTATGGCAGCTACAAGTGTCAATGAAATCTTTACAGAGGCTGTATTAGATAAGGATCAGCAACGTCAGTTAGTTGCATTGCGAGCGGCTCAACTAAAGCAAGACTTCTATAACCAACATCACAAGTTATTCTTTGCACATGAAGCAATGATGAACGAGATGGGATATCAACGCGTTGCTGATTCCGCACGTGATGTTGACGGCTTTATTACTCGCACTAAGATTGCAAATGCAACATCATCAATCTTGTTTATGGCTGCGTCTAAGAACTTTGGTAAGAGTGCTTTGACTGTTGCCCATGAAATATCTCACCACTTATTCTTCTCTTTGCCTGATGCACAGCAAGTACGTTGGTTAAAGGCTGTGATTCCACCACTCAACCGTGACAAGTCTGAAAAGGTTGTGCCAGAAGAAGAGCTGGTTCATGGTTATTTAAACAAGCAAGTTGATTTACTCAACGGATATTCCACACTACAGGATGTTTATTTATTTAGACGGCAGACAGTTGAGCAGTTTGCTGGAAGTAAATACACTCCCGAACAAATTCATAACGCTAAGATGATTTTAGGAGAACTGTCTGCTACTAGCTTAATGAACTTTATTCTTAATAGTGGTGTTGTTCATATGCCTAATGACCGTGTGTCAATAGCAGAAGATTTAACTAGCTCACTTCTTAACCTGCAGAAAGTCTTGGCTCCTATTGCTAAAACGTTGAGCAGTGAATTTGGTCCGTGGGCAATGGTTGGAGATAAACCAACTAACGTATTCTATTATTCTCCATCATCAGTTGTGTATGAATCACCTAAAAAAACTGGTGTTAATCGTGTCTTCTATCCTTTAAAACACGGTACGTACGTCCAGTTCATAAACAACATCGGTAAAAAGTTTAGTTCAGCAACACGTGTGGTTGATATTCACGACGTGATTATGGCTAACAAAGAATTTATTGATGGGCGATCAGACAAACGGCAGCGATTAGTTGATGCGTTATCTAACGTCATTACAGATAGAGATGCGGTCAATGAAATTGTTGATAAGTTAATTGCATTAAAGACTGAAAATCCACGCGCTGAATACGGCAAGCATTACCGTATTAGTTTAAGTGGCGACAAGGCATTTCAGAAACAAGCAGACGGTACTACTGAGGAGCAAGGTTATCCTGTAGTTGGTCGCGTAGTTGGTATGGCTCACGAACGTGTGACTGCACGGTTTGATCGTGTTAGACCGTTTAAACTTAATGGTCGTGAGTGGTTTATTAGTAGTAAAAACAAAAATGACAACTCGCAGTGGTATGGTTTAAATGCCTACGAAAAGGCTAACGGACCAACTAAATTATTACAGAGTGGTATGCGTGGTGATTATGGGTATGTCGTAGAAAGTACTGCACAGATACGCTTACATACCCTGTTTGAGGGTAAGGATATTGACCTTGGCGATAATAAGATGTCGCGAGTTGATGTACCTGTTAGGTTTATTGTTGGTCATGACTATATTGATACAAGCCAGAATTTCCATTTAGTCGGTTCTGGTGATGCTGGTAATCCAGCATTTATGTCAATCGTATACAACATGCTTGCCAAGATTGATCAGAATGTTATTCAAGCTGCTGGTCAACGCACGTATGAGTATGAGTTACGCATAAACAAAGCTTTGTCCGAGGCTATGCGAACAGGTGACTATAGCAAATGGGACGAGACTGTCACTGCCCCTCTTGCGTTATCAATGGACAAAGATATTAAAAATATCATTGCTCGTACACCTGTTTCTGAGATTCAAGCTGTAAGGCAAACTGCAACACATGCATGGTTACGTAATCAAAGTCATTCACGCAGTCTTTACAGATGGGCACGTAACATTAAGGATGAGGGTACACGTTCTACTGTATTAGGCTTGATTGATAGGATTACGGAACAGCACGCATTTACTGTTGGTGAATCTTTATCTGACTCATCAATCACATCTGCGACCAAGCGATTACAGAGTGTTCTTAAAGATGGCAAGGGTTGGTATTCATTCATTCCATTTAGTGCAGATAAGTTTGCAAAGAACGGAATGGCACCAATTGTAACTGCCGTACACGAACAGTTGTTTACTTCATACGATGACCTCATAAGGTTTTACAATGAGGTTAAAGAATCTCGTGCAGAACTATTTGCTAGTCGAGATCAAACATCACTTGTGCCATATCTTGCACAACCTACTGCATTAACAGTTGCTGGTGAAACTGCTTCTACTGCTGGACGATCGTTTGCTGTCGAAGTAGACGGCGTTAAGGTTGATTCAAGTTCATTGATTGAACAGATGTTTGGTTTACATGTTGATAACTTAGACGCCGCTTTCCAACAGTTTCAGATGCAATGGCTTGGTACACAGTTAACTAAATGGATTACAGAAAACCAGTCCGTTGTAAGTGGTACGAACAGATCGTTTAGCCAACGTCTGGCTGAACTTTATCAAGGATTAATGACAGGTGATCCAGATGCATATACTAAATCTGGTTTATCTAAAGACTTTGTTATTGGTGGCAAGCAGATTGACTTAGATAGTGCATTGCGACTAGTTGCTCAAGCAGCTGGAACACCAGAAAACTTTGAAAACGGATTGCGGTATTACGCAGGTCAGAGTGATATTGCAATACAGTTTAGTGCGGAAACAGGGCTTAAGGTTGTACCACACGCAGTGCTGGATCACATTGCCAATAAGATATTTACTAATCAAGATGACATGATTAGATTTATGACAGCTGTTGCTGGAGATACTAGTGACACTGTTTCTCAAAGTGATGTTATTCGTGCTCGCAATTTATTCAATACTGTTGAGCATATTGTCCGCACAGATGCAAAGATACGTAGTTCTGCATTACGCAACTGGAAAAGTTACGAGTTGGTGAAAAGTGATCCTAACTCATACGAGGTTATTATTCGTTCTCCTGACAGGGATATTGCTGCAGATGAAGTTGGAGCATCTAAGTCTGGTGCGCTGTATCGCGTCAATATGCAAACGGGTAAGACACATCTTGTTGCTGAGTCGAGACGTTATGATGCACAAACCAACAAGTGGGTTGAAACATACGAGAACATTCAGGATATAGATGACTATCTCCGTTACAACTGGGTACGCAAACCAAATGAAACAGCAAGACGTGATCCATTTGCTTTTGATGCAAAACCACGAGCAATCAAATTGGATGCTAAACAGTTGTTTGGATTTGACGATTTCCTGAAAGTCAATGACACGTTAATGGCATTAGCTGGTGAATACGGTGTGTCTCATGGCGTAGTTAATGATGAGCCAGTGTACTTTATGCTTCCTATATCTATTGCTGAATTAGCTGCCAGCGAGATAAACATCTTTGATCCTGATGTTCCTATTCGTAATGCTGGAATGAATATTATTAAGGGCACTTACGATAAGAAAGAAAAACAATGGTCATTTGTAGATACGTCTAACAACTGGCAAGATGCAAATAATTATAGGTCTCAAATGCCTATGGGTTTATTAGAGATGGTTATTAGTCCATTTGATAAATCTAGTGCAATGACTCTTACGTATGATCGTCAACAAGAAATTGCCAAGCACAAAATGCTGCAAGAGGAATATCACATTGCAAAGTTATTGCTTGCCAAGGATAGGAATGTAGATAATCCACAGCATTCAGAATTCACAAAGGTAGGCAAACAAGCTTTGTTTAATAGTGAGTCTGATTTAATGCAGGATGCGAGTACTGGTACATGGTTCTCAAGTAGTCCTAAGTTTATGGATGAAACTCCAGACAACATACCTGAATTACGCAAGCCATCTGCATTACATGTTAACGATACTGAAGATCCTATTATTCAGTCAAGTATGGGTGTCCTTGATGATTTGGCTGCTGATGCAAAAGAAAAAGCATTCCAAGTTCCACAGGAAGTTACGTTCTACCGTGACCCTAAGACAAAGGGTGGAATGCTTCAATCTGGAACTAAAGACAAACTAGTACTACAGGTTAGTAGCGACATATATGACAAGTTGGTTACTGATCCATTAAAGGGTAGCCAGTGGGAAACCACAGTAAAAGATGGTCAGGCTATTACTTTAGATGGTGCTGATGCTGATGTATATTTTGCATCTACTCCTAAGTTTGTTGACACTGCGTACAATGTTTATGCATACGGATTAAAACCTCTACAAGATTTTTTCCGTGGTGTACTTGGATTAGACCTTTCTGCATTTGCTATTCAGTTAGGCTCAATGATGGTGCGAGCACCGTATCAAACGTTTAAGGCGTTAGTATTATCTGTCCCTGAGTTATTTGCTGGTAGCAGTGCGGACATTGGACTTGTGCTAGGTTCTCTGTGGCACGGGGCTAGACAACAGCGCAGATTAAAAGGTGAGGGCCAATGGTTCAACCAGTCTTTAAACCTTGATGCTCGTTACTATGATTTCATCATGAACTCAGTGGTAGATAGATTTAATCAGACTAACATTGGTACTACAGTATCTATGTCTGAATTAATTGATGATTATTACATGCAGTCTAGTTACTCTGACTGGTATAAGCGATCAAAAGCTAACATGATTGCAGACCCTACTAAATACAAATCCATCATAGACACTCCTTGGGAAAGTCAGCGAGAGAACGTGTTTAGTGGTGGAATCATGGGTACTGTTGTACCCGGTTGGCGTAGAGCTGAAATGACAAGGCAGTTAATTTTGGATTTAGCTATGCTTCAACAATCATTGTCTGCAGTAAAAGATGCGCGAGCTAATCAAGCTAAAAATAAGGATCGCGATATCTCTGATAGTGAAGTTGATAAGGATATTAAAGCAGCACTTACCAACCTCGGTAAGGAGATTGGTATTGGGTCTCATGCACGTAGTAAAACTCAGGCTCCTATATGGAGAGCGTTGTCAAATGTTGTGCAATATTTTATGACTGCACCTTCTTATACACGTAACTTTAATCAGTTTGTTGGCTTTACTCCTTTTGTAGGTACAAAAGAAAAGATTAACGAGTGGTCTAAAATTGCAACGCAAAATGGTCCAGCTTGGTTACGTGGTGAGGTATTTGATATTGAAAGTGACCTCAGGCATCAAAACTTTGAGACTGCTTGGGCTGAAAAAAGAAGGATCAAATATAGAAATCAAGCTGCAATAACATGGGGAATTATTGCAGCATTAAATGCATGGGTTAATTTTCAACAGCATCAAAAGAATCGTCCATATGAAGAGGAAGATAAAACTTCATGGATGGACATCATGAGCAAGCGCTTTGGTTACGTTGAAGTAAACGATAACTGGGCTGTCCAAGTACCTGTGCTTGGTAGGTTTGCTGGATTAGTCAAGCCAATAGCAGAAGCTGCATCTGTGGAAAACTATGGTCCGCTTGAAAAAATTGAAGCTGGATTTAATGGGCTTACAAAACAGCTTATTAAAAACAAGATTCACAATGGTGGACAGTTTATTATGAGTGCGTTTAGTGGGAAGACTTTTAAAGGATTACCTGCAGGCGAACAAGACGCAGGTCTTAAGGTTGCTGTTGAAAATGATGTGCGAGCACCATTCTATTTCCATCCAACTGGATACTTGTTTCCACAACAAAGTAAGTTGGCAATGGATACTATGACGCTTGCTCATCAAAGGGCGTATTATGATGACCTTTTGAAATTAGCTATCTATTCTGAAATGGCTAAGAAGGGTTTGAATGAACAGCAGATTATGCGTGAAGGTGGCGTATTACCATCTGTTCGTGTAAGTCGTCAAGCAGCAAATGAACTGTGGTGGAAAGGTACTGTTCCACGTTTGCTTGGATTTAACGTAATGTATGAACCTTACGGATACAAGTACATAAACAAATTCCCAACGCAGTTTGGACAGAGTAGTACGACTCTTGGACGTATCGCATACATGAGTAAGGATTGGTATAACTATCCAAATTTATTTGAGACTATGCGTGATCATCCTCGTCAATTGATTAGTGGTTGGCCAATACAGGATGTAAGTGGGCCATCTTTAGGATTCCCATCAAGTGAATCTCAAGCACGTTCCACACCACGCGAACGCATCAGGTTACCATTGAACAACGTTACACGAGCTTTGATTCAGTACAATAGCGACAATAGAGGCAAATAATGAATAGTAACGAGTTAGCAAAAGCGTTCTTAGAAATTGCAAACAAATATGTTGGGGTTGCTGAACAACCTCACGGCAGTAATCGTGGAACATTGATTGACAAATGGAATCTACAATGCAATGTTCCAGCAGGAAGTTTTTGGTGTTGTAGTTTTGTTTCTGGTGTTGGAAAGGAATTGCAGGACACACATGGTATTCAATGGCCGATTCCATTGACTGCAGATTGTGATGTTGTGTATGCATTTGCTAAGAGACGTCAATTGATTACATCGTCTCCTAGCCCCGGAGATCTTTTCCTGTGCCACAAAGGTGATGATGCATATCACATTGGGATTGTAGATGTTGAAGGTAATGATGGTGTCATTGGTAGCATAGAAGGCAACAGTAATAATGATGGCAGCCGTAATGGTTATCAAGTAGCTCGACGTCCAAATGTATTTGGGAACAGATCGATAAGCACCTTAAAATTTGTGCGATGGACTTCTCTTGTACAAGATAAAGATAACTGGGTTGTTAAGGTGGGAGGTAAACAGGTTGAGTGTATTAATCACGGCAACCGAGTTTACGCTCCATTACGACAAACGTTGAATCTATTCTTTACACAACATGAAGTACTGGTAAACCTTAAGGCTACTGAAGATGGTGCAATGTGGGGTGATGACATTATCCCTGCGCCACTTATCACTCGTGATGGCAAGAGATATATTGGCGTCAGGGATATTGCTATATGGATGCAATGCAATATTGCAATAAATGAAATAACTAAGACTGTTATTTTACTAAAGCCCTAATAAGTCAAATTCTGAGAACTTGGCGTACCGGGGTTCAAAATCTAATAGGGATACTCCGGTGCGCCCGTTACGGTTCTTTGCAGTGATAATCTCTGCTTTATCAGTACCGTAATCCTCTTCTCCGTCTTGCTTGCGATCGTAGTATGCAGACCTATAGATAAACTGAATAACGTCTGCGTCTGATTCAATGTCTCCTGATTCACGTAAATCAGACATCATTGGACGCTTGTCTTGGCGTTGCTCTACTGCACGAGATAGAGATGACAATGCAATAACCGGACAGTTAAACTCTCTGGCTATATCTTTCAGTCCACGACTGATAACACCAATGTCTCGCGTCCTGTTCTCAGACTTAACTGTAGCTGGCATACTAATCATCTGAAGATAGTCAACTACTATTAATCCGACTGCTGCCTTTTTACGCATGTTCTTAGCGCCGTCTCGTATAGACTGCAATGTAACAGACTGGTCTGCCATAACGTCTATAGTTAATGTCTTTGCAGTACGTGACGTTGTTGCCAAGCAGTCCATCTCGTGACTAGATAGTTTCTTGGTTTGTATGGCTTGACTATCCACTCCACTATAGATGCTCAGCATACGTGCAGTTACCATGGCTTTAGACATCTCTGCGCTAACAACCAAGACGCCAGTACGCTGCTCTAAATTACGTAAAGCTACTGCTGCATTCCATGCATACTGCAATCCTAAACTAGACTTACCCATAGATGGTCGTCCGCCAACAATAATCAGTTCTCCGTCTCTCCATCCACCAGTAATGTGATCTATGTCAGTAAAGCCACTGCTAATACTGAAGTCAATCTTGTCTTCTTTTCTGTTGATTGCCGTATGAGTTAGATCAAAAATTAACTGAGATAAATCATCAGTTGCCTTTCCGGATTGAGTAAACGTAACAGAGTTATTTAAATCAGTGACAATAGAATCAACAGGATCCTCACCTATAGATGCACGTTTACTTGCATACTCAGCAGCAAAAATGATCTCTCTACGCTTATGGTATTCCCATACAATGTCAGCATAACTGTTGCAGTGGCCTGTTGTAGGCAGTAGTTCCGCACATTGCATGATGTATCCCAGTCCACCACATGACTCCAGTGCGTTTCTCTTTGTTAGTTCTTCATTGACTGTGACAATGTCAATCTCTTTTCCTGAATCATCTATCGCCTTATAAGCATCCCAGATTAGACTGTGTGCAACGCGATAGAACATTGACTTATCTATGCGCTGCATGTCTTTGAATAACTTATTACCACCTAAAAGAATAGATGCTATGAGCGATTGCTCGCTCATAACATCTGATGGGATTTCAATATTGAAGCCTAAGCTTTTATTGTTGTTCATTGATTTCGTTGGTTAACCTTACAAGTAATATTTCACTGATGATTTCTGCAAGTTGCTGTCCTTTGACTGGTGGCTCCACTCTCCAAGCACGTAAACCACCAGTCTTTTTTAGCACTAGCACAACAGTAGGATGAAGCTTGTTTGGATCAAGTCCAATCCTGATTGCCTCGGATATGTCATGAATAACCATATGTGGTTGTGCATCTCCGTACTTCTCTATAGCAATATTGAGTAGTACCTCTGATGGTGTGGGTCGGAACTTACACCTAGTTAAAATGCGTTGCATCCCACGCTTGATGTCTTCATCTCCAATGTTGTTTACAGCAACTCTGTAAACGGTCTCACTTGTGTCATTCCAAGGTATAGAACTTGGTAACTGCGAGAGAACAGCCAGTAATTTATCAGTCAACGTCATCGAACCATGCCTCTACTTTCTTTTGTATATCTGATGAAACCTGTGTTGGTTGTGCGTATGTATCCCAATGCTTCCATAGTGATCGCACGGTTACCATTTCTGGCTTCCACTTTCCTAACAACTCTTTTGTACGAATATACACATCGTCACTTGTCACACCTGCCTTATGCATTTGCCAAATAGTGAGTCGCACATCCTTCCATTCTTTATCAGTAACATTCAATAACTCAAGTGTCGGTAACTTGTATCTAGCAATTTTAAACTGCTTATACAATGCAAACGCAGGGTCATCTTCTTTTGCTGCATCCTTTTGTATTTGCTTGACTGCTTGAACTTTTACGTCTTCTGCGTGTACTACTGAATCAGGAAACAGCTTATAGCCATTGCTTGATGTTCTCCCGTTGGGAGATGTTCTTGCATTGATTGCTAGTAATCTTTTGCCGTTAATCTGCATACCGCATAGATACTTAAGGGCAGTCTTGACTGTTGCTTCTGAAAGACCTGTGCATTCAACTATGCGTCCTATGCTAGGCCAGCAATATCCCTCGTTGTCAACGTGCATGACAATGACCATAAACACGACAAACCCTGACGGAGTGAATGTAGCTATGTGGTCAACAAGTGATCGGTCCACCTGAACAAAGCCAGACGACTTTTCACCGGACAAGCCAAATGACTTGCCGTTAAATACAGTAATCATTGTAAATTCCTATTGGTTATATGGGCATTGATCGCAGTATCTGATTCGCTTGACATCATCCTCTTCTGCCAGCTTAGTAAGACCTGCGTCATATATTTCTTGTAGTGGTATTGGTGTTGTGCTGATTAAAGATAACGCCTTATTGACGTCATCGACTGACCAGCCTGACGGTATCTCTACTGCCTTAAGTTGTTTCTTTGGTTCTTCTTCTTTATCTCCCTTGAGTTCTCTTTCAAATTCTGTGATTGTTATTCCTCTTGCTTTTGCTGATTCAAGAATTTGTTTTTGCTGCTCGGTCCCCATATGTGCAACAAGCCTATGATGAGTCCAACTGAGACCTGCAACCCTGTTGCTAATAGGAACATTGTTAGAAACCCAACTCCAGTTAGCAAGGCTTTGATAAGCGTAACCAGTAGCGTCCATTGCTTGTGAGTACTTCTCACCATAACGTTTTTGTCCATAGTTTAATGCGTCTCCAATGGAGAACTGAATACCTGTAGATAACTGTTGGAGTGTAGACATAAGGCGCAGCCACTGATCGTATTCAATATCGTGGTTGAAATATAAACCTACATCAGTAACGCTAACTGCATCTGGGATGCTACCTATGTAAACTAATTCGTCTGCCATTCTCTTTCCTTTGTTGGGACAAAAGACCACGGATTATTATCCGTGGTCTTCCATTTGGTTGTTGTTGGCTTCTGTGTTGATATGGTTTCAGAAGCACTGCAATCTTACTCCTCGGTATCGTTTGCTGTCAATGCTTTGATAGTGATATTTTCTGTTGGATTCGAGATACAGAATACGTCAGGGTATTGCTCTACAAGCGTAAGTTGAATCTCTTTAGGTATCCTGCTTTTATACACCTTGTATTGCTGCACTACAGCATCACACGACAGTGGGATAACTTCAGCTGCTCTCTGCTCATCCATAATTGTAAACGACGCAGGGACTGTGCGGAAAGATACTTGACCCCACGGGCACTTCCATGTCTTTGCCTTGCCAGTGAGTTGTTTCTCTGCAAAGTCTGCAATTTGTTCGCCATAGCGACTTTTGAACCATTCGACTTTGCGTTCTTTCTCTCTGACAAGTTGCTTGCATCGATCAACTACAGACTGCATAGCAAGTTGTTCTGCTTTAAGTTCTGTCTCATACTTGAGTAAGCGTTGCATTGCCAGAAGCACATCGTCTTCTGTGGTTAGTGTATCACCAAGCCAGCCATCGATAGGTCCAGCGTACTCACCTGTCTCGATGTCGTAATATGCGTCGCCGATAATATCAAACTTAGATTTGTCCATTGAGTCCCTCTTCCTCTACTGCTAAAAATACTGCTTCTGCTTCTTCTGGTTTGTTGAATCCTTGTAGTACTTCTATAACTAACTTAAGGTTTTCTTCCGTAGTATTTGTGTGTCCAGCAAGACGCTCAAACACACGTTTCATGTCAGATGGTGTAATGTCTTTACCCCAGATACGTTTGCACTCAAAAGCAAACTGCTTACCAGCAGTGAGTGTAGATGCCTTAGCTTGTTGTGGTGCATCAACAATACGTATGTCACCAGATGGTGTTATTGGTTCTTCTAGTTCCTGAGCAAACAATGTGCCATATCCACACAGAGCTAGTGCTCGTCCAATAGCGCCTGTCTCTGCTTTCTCTCGGTAATCTGCAAAGTGTTTCTCATGTTCAGTCTTGTGTGCTTTAGCAATTAGTCGTCCTGTTACATCCTGAATCTCAGCAGCAAATGTACAGTAGTCAGCGCCCGAAAGTTCGGGCACTGCATACGTCATGATTGTCCAGTCTGGATGGTCTTCTCGAAACCATGCAATACGTGGAGCAACAGGCAAGTATTGCTTGCCTTTAAGATTTAGGAAATGGTCTTTGGGATTAAACATTCTCTTCTCCAAACAATTCTTCTTTTGCTTCATCACTAAGTGATGTAATAACAGACTTGCTAGTTGACGATGCCATCAACATGTCATAGATAGTCTCGTTGTTAATACCGTATCTGTACTTATTACTTAGTACCCCAAGAGGCAGTGCTCCAAACATTGTGTAGTTATCTTTAGGTGAAAACATATCAACAACTTCATTGTGGTTACTGCCGATGATCGCACATATTTGTCCGTCAATATTGATAGTCTTGCAGTCTAGGTCATGCTTTGCATATTTTTGTGGATCTAACAAGACTGTAATCATGGTTGTCTCGTTAGGATATATGTGGTTGCCGTTAGCTGCGTATATGTTTGACGGTACGTAGTTATCACATCCGTACACATACATCGTTGTGCCGTTGTAACTAAGTGCTCTGAACTCATCTAGTACTGATTTCCATGTCATGATTTTTGGTTCGCGATTATTATTTGTAAAGTAATCAGGATCGTCGTTTACCTCTAGAAATATCTTGTCGCCGATGCGTGATGCAAACCACGACACCGTGTTGTCTTCTTCTGTATATGAAACATATGTTGTCTCGTACCATTTCTTTGGTATGTAAACATCCATTTGCTCTGGGTCTACAGGAAACAGGTAGCTCTTACGCCTACCGTTGTCTGAACTCATTATTAATAAACTCCTCTATCTTTTTAATTGTTTGTTCGTTACCAATCACTAGTTCCACGGTGTGTATTTCATTGAGAACTTCATCTAATGATCTACACACACGTGTTACTTGCATATCTGAATAAATCTGTTGTTTTGTTTGCACTTTCCCTTTCTCTGTTTTCAATTCGATGCCAACACCAATAGGTATTTTCCACTTGGTATTGTGTACGTATAAGTCTGGTAGACCTATTGTGTTTCCTTGCCATCCTGTTGCGTAATGACGAGTACGACATGATGGACATGTAACTTTAGTTCTGGCTTTACCAGACTCAAATACTGTGTAACCTAGCAGTTGCAACGATTGGACAACCAACTGTTGCAACTGCTTTTCTGTCATCGATTGAAGTAATATGCTGCTGCGATTAACCATAACAATGCAAGTATAGGTGTGATGCAGCTATCTTGCAGTTTCTTCTTGTCGTCGTCGTTCATGTTGTAACTTTAAGAACTTCCAGCAAGTTACGACATGCGTTAGTGGTATTGATGTTGAGTTAATAGAATTGAGATACTTCATGGCAATTCTTGCTGATGATGCAGTCGGTGCTTGAAGTACCAATTTTAATATCTCAGGTGTAGATAGTATGTAATTTAAAGTTTGCTTTTCTCCTTGTGTTAATGCGTCATGCATAAACTCAGCATGACGTTCGTAATGATCAGGTTTGTGATTTGATTTTGTGTAATCAATTACAGTCACTAGCTTGTTATCTTTATAGACGTATCGTGCTAGTAATGCTGAGTACCAGCAACCGTTTAGTAATGAGATGATGTGCCTACGTGACCACGTTGGCCATTGGTTTGGTGGAAATATAGACTTCATCTCAACAACATCATTACGAGATGCACCAGACACAAATAGCTCTAGTATTAATATTGCTGTGTATTTGTTTGATACGTGCACACCAACGTTATTGATGTGCACGTAATAAGCCACTGGCGCAATGTATTTCTTGCGATGTGATGCCATTAGAATCTAGGCTTGTATTTACCAGATAACCGTGCCATGCAGTGACCACACTTCCAAGGTGGTGTCCACTCACCACTGAGGAATGCGTCTACAATATCAACAACCTTACCTTTTGGGTATTGGCTCCAATCCTTGTCATTTGCGTTCTTAAATGTCTTCCATACAAAATCTTCTTCAATGTCGTAGATATTATCTAATGCTTCTAAGTTCACAGCGTATTCCTCCATAGAGGGTAGCTTTATGAAATCATTGGGATCTACTTTGAATGAAATAATCTTTAACTTCCATGATGGCCACGACAGCGTTACTATATTTGCGTTTGTAACTGTTACTTCTAGCTTTGACCAACCAGCTTGATACTCACTGGTGACAGCCATCATCCTGATGATTTTCTCGATATCGCCTAACATAATTCTCCTTGTGTAAAAAGTTTGTGGAGCCTGAAATGCGTTTTAGGCTCCACAAAAGCATGCAAAATACTGTGTATAGTATACCGTAGGTAATCTACTCACAAGTACATTTGTGTTCCCAGTTCTCGCACTGAACACACGTTTCAGCACCCATAAGATGAAGGTCATCATCTTCTAGGTCATCATCTGATCGTTGCTTGTGGCTGTATCCTTTTGGACCTGCGTAGATATCACCAGCAAACATCATGCCGGGTTCAGCGTAACGGCAGTAAAACTCAAGATCAGGGAACATGTCTGACATAGTCTGTAGCCATATGTCAGCCGGACCCCACGCTGTATCAAAGCCAATAACAATGTGACCTTCTTTGAAGTCTAGGTAGCATGTGTCACAAGCTCCCCACTTAGTACCCCAGTTATTATATTGCCATTCGACATTGCCATAGCCATTCTCATCTAACGGTTCTGGCACAGACTTATTAAAGTCTAGTACTGACATGCTTGTCTCATAATGTGTAGTGTGCAACTCAGCCCAAGCAGACACTTTGTCTGCTGGGCCAGTGATTGTCAATTCATTCATACACCAATTAGGCATTGTGTTATTCCCTATCCGTAAACTAGTTCACCAAAACATATCTCTTGTAACATTGTGTCAATGACATCTTGATCTACTTGTTGCTCTTCTTCAAACGAGCGATCTCCAATTAACCATGCTTTTTGCAACCATGTCAGCACGTCAAGAGAAGATATTGTATGCACCTCCTCTTCTTCATCATGAATATCTATATGGAACAATGTTTTTGGATCATCAAAACCAATCCAGCTGGCATGCCATTTAACAACCCATTCACAGTGCCGGATACCTTCAGTGATTTGGTCATACCAAAACTCTCGATTAATATCACCTACTACCCACTTAATATGTGTGTCACTTGCTTGCATTTTTTAACTCCTGTAATGTATTCCAAATCCTGTCCCAATTTGTGCCAAAGTTAGCGTCAAATCCTTCGTGTAGTTCATTGACTACGTCAGGCCATTTATCTATGTGTTTGATTATCTGACGGACAATCTCATTGTATGAAGGCAAATGGTCTTTTGCTTCACCAACTACAAAATCCCATGGCCCCCATACTTCAATGTAAAACTCCGGGTATTTCTCCCGGAGTTCACGCAGCTCTGTTTCAAACGCATTATCGCGTTTTGTCCATTCTTCTTCTGTCATTAATCTTCTCCCCATCCATCTGGTTGCAGTAGTGAGCCATCATCATACAAGTCTTGACCGCTGTACATATCTGTCCATTCACTGTATGTACAGTCATAGATGTACTCAAACATAGCGTCATTGAACTCGTCGATGTTTCGCTCATGATACGTAGATGCAACAAGTGCACAGAACTTCTCGATCTCATCACTTGTTGGTCTGTCAATGTTTAATTGCTCGACAGCTTTGTCAATGAACTTGATGACGCTTCTGTCGTCATACACGACGCTGACATCCGTAAACAACATTTTGCCCACACGTGACATCAACTCTACACCAATGCACGGGGAGAGAAACTCCCCGTCTTCTGTGTAGTGCTGATCACGTGCATAATCGTAGTGGTCAGTTGACCATTCTTCGTACTCACATACTGAATAAAACATATTGTGTTACCTCGTGTTTATTTGTTTGTTTAATTAAACCCACGCAGCTGCACTGCCATGGGCGCGAATGACAACATGACTGTCGCCATCACATTGGAGAGATGCAGGACAACCTACACAGGTTGTATGCATTGGTAGCATATTGCGATACGCTCGCATCTCATTGATGAACGGGTCGCTTGGGCACTGCTTCATACCCTTGCTGTAGGCTACGTGCCGACGATTGACGTAGTCATGCTCAGGTAGAACTGTAAACGTACCCCAGCCAGCTTGCTCTGCCTCGTACTGGTCAGTGTAGTTGTCGCATGACGCTTGTAGCACACCCTTGAATGGTTGAGCTAACTGCATGCGCCATTGGTGTGTGTAGCCACGATGGCCAAGGCTGTAGCGTAGCAGGTCACCCCAGACAGGAAATGGCACGGCTACAGGATCACCATATGAACCAATACGTGTCTCCTTACCAGCAACAATTTGTATGGTTGCAGCGACAGTGCTAGACACAACAGGTATGTTGCCGCGTTGGAATGACTCCCAGATTGCAGTGACACCCTTGCCAATATTGACGTAGCACGTACGCACAAGCTTGACTTTGCCATTGACAATGTGCCTCTTCCAACCCTTGCGATGTACACATTTGCCACAGATGCAGTCGTCAATCATAAAGTCAATGGCGTGTTGAGGATGGATATCACGCATGATGATATAAGTCTGCAACATGTCACCAGTCTTGATGTTGTAATCCTCTGGGTTGTACTGGCAGTTGGACATCACAGCAATGATAGGGTGGCGTCGATCAAGTTGTGATGGCCCATTGTAGAAGCAGTACGAGTTGTACTTCGGCTTCATATGCTTGCCGTTAGTTACGTTGGTGAAAAGGGCTGGATTTGCATCTAGCCCAAACTTGTTGAGATATTCTTTAGCTGTCATTTTGTTACTCCATCATTCCAAAACCAATATTTACTGTATTTGTTGTCGTCTTTCTCAATAATCTCACATATGTAATGCGCCTCCTCTTCACTGATACCATCCCAGCCAATGTTTACACCGACGGTGCTAAGGTCATCGCATTCGCCTTCACACTTCTTGCCTACACAGTCAAGTGCAAAACCACACTCAATACGGAATGTCCACGTGTAGTGTGGATCGACCTCATCAAGCACGTCAATGCTGTACGTACGATGTGCATTAACAGGACAGTCTTTCCACTCACTGTTATGCCATTGCAACTCCCATATGGTTGCTGCAGTTTTCATAATCATCTCAGCAGCTGCATGGTAATACTCTTCTTTGTATCGCTTATTCATAATGACTCTTTGTTGTTACTTGGTTTTCGCCCGGCATCGATTCTATTGTCATGTAGTATGTTGATGGTCCGTCATATCCGTCATCACTAACGTCTTCACCACGCCGATCAGCGCGTTCCATGTGACGCAGACAATCTTCGCCATCAGCTATTTTTGCTTCGTTATTTAATTGCTCACAACGTTCCTGTAGTTTTTTCATTAGCATTTCTGCTGCCTCACGAGACGAGCATTTGCAATACTCTTTTAGTATGTGTAGATAACCCCACCATCCTCCTTCCTCTGGTCCACCGTAGTAAGATTCGCATTGATAAATAGAAAGGTAGCACTCTTGTGCTACCTCGCGGTCCTCTATAATTTCATTCCATGCTTGCAGGAATATGTTGTCATCACTCATAACGATCCTCCTCATTTGATTTTTTGTATATTGCTTTTCCGTACTTTACTGGCATGACTCGTTCACCATGGCATTTGTAACAAGCCACGTCGTACACGCCCTCAAAGTAGTCCTCTTCGTAACCACCGTAATACATATCTTCAGCTGTTAGACCATCGCAATCAACAGAAGGATTAACGTGATGGCCTTTACCATCACATGTATCGCAGGCTTCATATTTGAATTTGTACCAAACTTGTTTATTGGTCTTACTGTCATACTTGTGCCTCACTAGCATCTTGCGTTCATCAATATCAATCCACCAACGATCACGACCACCGCGTACACGGTGGTCGTTTTGATAGTTGCGGTCTTCCAAGCTAAACCATTCACTCATATTGTTTCTTCAGCTCCTTGTATGTTTTACCTGTGTTCTCAAATGCAAGTGAGCAGAACACAATCTCTTGATGGCGTTCGCTATACATGCGGTGATTACTACCATCGTAGTAGTACTCAACACCACGACGTAGTCCTACACAGCCAAGCTCTTCTGCACATGCACGGCGTAGTTTGATTGGGCTAGGAGGTGTACGATACACCTCATAGCGTTCTCCTTGTTTGTTGTTTGGTGTGTTGTCCCACATGCAACCCCACACCTCAAACTTATACACAACAGGGTTTTCTGCTTTCATTTTGTCTCCTCAATTATTGTGATGGTCACAACGTCATCTTCCCACTCGATGAACGAGTCATCACATTCAAGGCAATACTTAGCTCGCTTGTCGTTGTTGACCCAAGCTTTGAGTATGCCAAGAAAGTACTTCTTGTCTTTCTTGGACGCACCGCTCATGCGGTAATAGTGACGTGCCCAGCGCAACATGCCGGGAGCGTTGAACATTGGGACTGATACTAAAGCGATTCTTGTTTTCATATTTTGTTTCCATTCATGTGATGATCGATGAGGGCTTGTTGATAGCCATACAGCCATGTCATGGCCTCACTAAACCCACAGGCTCTTGCTCCACAGTCGGCTGTAAAGTAATCACCGTACATACCTTTTGGTGCAAACTTGTAGCGTGTAACGCCATCGCCTGGGCTGTATGTAAATACGTCTAGGTTGCAGTGTTTAAGCACTGCATTCATGTGTTCTTTATCTCGCTTTGTCATTTAAATACCTCTTAGTGTTCTTGCTTCTGCGCTTGTAACAACTCGTACAATTGAGTCGATTACATCTTGTGGGCAGTCTCCTTCTTCAAGGACTGCCATGACAGCTTCCATAGCTGCCTCAAGGATTTCTTCCTGTGTATAGTCTTCCTCTGGGTCAAAGTAATCCCAAAGGCTCACGTCTGGTAAGTCATTGGTTGTTAATCCAATGTGGTCAATCATAAGCTGATCGACGACAGCGCGGAATGTTTGAAGAGTGTATTTCATTTGTTTGTCCTTTGTTTGGTTGTGCGTTGTTGGTGAGACGCACCCCTCACATTGTCACTAGGCGAGTTCGACTAGGTCGCTGTTGTCACGTGCAGTCGATGCCACACACTTATCGAACTGTGGCATTGAAGTAGCGACGTACTTCCAGAAGTCGAACGGAACCGCAGGAAGCTCAATGTCTTTGATGATTACATTGAACGCCTTGATAGCCTCCTGAATTTGGTCATCAAGTGTCTCAGATGTAGTCTTGACAGTGAACGTACGCAGCTTTCTACTGGATGGATCAGTGCGTTGGTTCTCGTCTTCGTACATATTCAGTGATACATCGATCTTGGCTACGACTCGGTCAAGCAATGCCAAGTCTCGTGTTGCCACATCAATACGGAGATGAAAATTGAGGGCAACGCGATGACCATTGATGTTGAACTCTTTGTCATGGTGTGTTGTCTCATAATAATCGTATGTATTGCCGATGCCTCCGCTAATACGGCGAATGTCATCAGAGAGACGAGAGACGAAATAGTCAAACGTAGGTGTAGACATAGTTGTTATGTTCTCTTTCTATGCGTTGTTAGTGAGACGCATCCCTCACATAAAACATTAGATAGCGATGTAGCAGTTTTTGATTTCTTTGATGCCAGCTTCTTTGATGATGTGATTACGTACATCAGCAACTTGCGATTCGTCTAGATATTGAATAGCCTCGCCAAGCCAAAGCAAGACATAGTTGTTCTCATTACGTAGGTCATCAAAAACTTTTGTCAATCTGTCGTATTGACCTTGCGTTATTAGATTGTTATTAAATAGTGACTCAATAAGTATCTCGCCACTAATAACTTCAAACGGCATTTTCATTTGATTAGATTCTCTTTCTTTTTTGTTTGTGTTGGTTGTCCAGTTTTGTTATCAAACCAGACAAGCATGTACGGCTCATCAATGTATGTGCCAATTTTTCTACGTGTTATTCGTACGTGCATTACAGGTGTGGTCTCTTGCTGGATGATAACTCTATATCGAGACCAAGTCTTAGCCCATGCTGCAGTTCTCCAAACAATAGGAGGGCCGAATTCTCGGCCCTCAAAGTCATAACATTGACAAAGGTAACTATATGGATAGTTAGCCATTACTTGTATCTACCTCATCCCAACCTTTAGGGTTGACTGGTATTTCCTGTAGTGTTGCCATCCACTTATCAAACGCAAGCAGTTCTTCGTGTGTTGGCTCATCGTTAATCCAGTCATCAAAGCCCATGACATTGCGCGTGTCATGTGGGACATGCGCATCTGCAAAGTCAAGGATCTCTGCAAGAAACATGCGAGCTTGCCCGTCAAGAAACTGTTGAAACTGCGGAACTAACTTGATGAGTCGCTCAATGCCTCCACCCGGATGAATGTGAAGGTATGCAAATCTCAAGATGAGGATTTTGTAGTGTTTAGTCATTTGTTATCGTTCTCCATTTCTTTCTGCATAAATGTGATGAATTGTGTTGCCCACAACCGGAGTGCTTCTGCGTTAGACTCAAACGTCCATTGCTCATGGATATTTGCTGCAGCAAGTCTAATTTGTCCATATGCGTTGTCAACAAGGTCAACATCAACACGGACTGTCACGTCTTGATATGGCCTTTCTCGATACAACTCAATGGTCATGGTCTGAGTCAGTTTTGTTGTACGACTAATTCTGGTGAAACTGTGTATGCCTCCACGCACTGTCATGTCAGTGAATGGATCAGTTGATTTACCTCTTAGCAATTCATACAGAGATGAAGCTACTTCTTGTGGGGACTCGTAACGATTATTCAGATTCATTGTCAATCCTTTGTTGATACTCAGTAACTGAGTGAAAGAACCATCCAATCAAAAATAGAATGGATAGCAATGCGATGAGAGTGCAAATGATTATTGCAATCATGATTCGTTCCTCAATAATAACGTTCTAATTATTATTGTTCAATGTAATGAGGGGTACAATTTTTATACCCCTCTAGGGTACAAAATTTGAGGGGGCTAAATTTTATACCCCCTCAATTTTTATGCCATGTTTCGCACTCGATTGATGATGTTGAGTGCCCGGCAGAGGACAACTTCCTCGCTTGGTGTGACCTTCACCTTGTCGAGTACACGCCTCCACAGGCGGTTGCGCCAGCGTGTGCTATTGGTGTACGTGCTGTAGGTAGCAGGTCGTACGTCGATGAGATCCGCCAATACCTTGACTGGTAGTGCGTCCTCAAGAAGCATCATGCACATTTCCTCTTTGGGAGAAACTTGCACGTCCTCAATGAGTCCTGCTTCACGCAGGGCGTTGAACTGCTCGTACTTGATACCAGCAGCTCGTAAAGCGTCAATTTGTTCTTGTGTGAATGGTTTCATAGTTCACTCCTAAGTTTGTTTACCAACATACCAACGGGATTCTGCATTTTCTCAGCAGCGTGTGCCCCAAATCTGAGGATATCCTCATCATTGAGGTTGTTAAACCCAGACATAGCTTCGTTTACGTAGTCCTCTTGGGAGTATTGTGCCCAGAGGAGAATGTCTGTGTCATACATCCACAGTACGTACGTCTTTATCGCGTCTAACGCTTGCTCTCTTGTCATTTGATACCTAACCTTTTGTTTTTGCGTGTCTCACGATCGTCGTGAAACGTCTCGACGAGAAGTGTGTCAAGCTCCTCAACAAGTTGTCTAAGATGATTCTCCGGCGCTGGAAAAGTCACCCCATGTAATCGATATGTTTTATGCATAGCGCTTGAGACCTCAGCGATCTTGGCTTGCAGCTCATTGATTCTTTGTTGATTTTTCATGGTTTGTATCCATATGACCTGACTCATCAGTGCAAGGCGGTCAACTCTTACAGACTTCTCCGCATGGGAGAAGTTTCGTCTTACAAGAGTCCGGTTGCTTCCATACTCTTGAACACCTGCAAGTGGTAGATGCTCCGGTATGTGCCGTACCACATGTGGAAGCCACAGTTCTTGATCGTCAACAACACATCCTTCTTGAATGGGAAGTTGTGCTCAGGTTGTACGACCTTAGCCTCCTTGCCAGTATGGGCAAAGAACATGGCGTTGATTTGCTCTGCCTCATCACGGTCAATGAAGAGGCAAAGCATCTGCTCTTTGCTGTCCTTCTCCATAGTGACAACATACTCACCGTCTGTTGTCTGGAGAACGTACGGCCACTGGGGGAAGTCAAGCATCTCATTGACATCGATGTTGTTCTCATCGGCATACTCGCGTACGCAAAGATGGAAGTTAGTCATCTCTTTCTTGACCTCCTTGGCAAGCCAAGCGGTTTCGATACGTTTGATCAGATTAGGTTTCTTGTTTGTTTTCATTTGTTTCTCCTAGTAGTAATTGACACCGACTTCGTCGCGGATGTCGTTCCATGCCTCAATAGTCATGACTTTGTAACCAACGAGGCTTGCACCGCACTGATCCATTTGCTCTGGAGTCAGCTCCTTGCCTCGCAGTTCCAATGGCAGGTTAGGTAAATCCACCGACCACACCTCACGGGCATGGCAGGCGAGGTGCATCGGGATGACACCGATGACCTTGCGTCCTCGCATCAGGTCAGGTGTTGCGTGGGCAACGACTGTTACATCCGGGCTAACGTGCCCGTGCAGTACTAGCCATTGCACCAAGCCAATATGTCGAGAGATAACTATTGTTTCCATAGTTTCTTTGTTTCCTTGTGTTTGAAGTATGCGTTGTTCACCGAGTCGCACCCCTCGGTGAGTGAGATATGGCCACGTTGGCACCACTCACTCGGTCAATGCGGTTACGCCTCTTCGTAACCTGTGATATCTGACGTGTTTCGGCGTGACTGCCTCATCAGCCTATAGGAATCACCCTATAGGTACACGTTGGGGTGGCACGTGAGCACCACCCCGTACTACTTAGTGACCGTATCGATGCATCGGAAGCGTTGACAGCATCCAATACATAAGCACTAAGCCTCCGACGATAATGACGGCAGTGATGCCGTCCGTGATGAACTTCTTCTTCATCTTCCACCCACCTTTCTTGCAAGGGCTACCACTTCAGGGTCGGTGTCGCCACCAACCAAGCGAGCAAGCCCCATCATGTGTCCCTCCAGCTCGCGGTAGCTGAAGATGTGCACGTTGACCATCATCTCCCCGCAAGCGGACTTAATGGAGATGGATGTCTTTGAAACGCTTGTCGGCGTAGAGATGGTGAAGGACCACTTTCGGTTTGCGGTCATGAAGGCGCCATTAAATTCCATGGCTCGTTGTTTCCTTTGTTTTTTGGTTACGTGTTTCGCCTAGACTGGCCTCGTCAGCTCATTGCCATCACACAATGAGGACACGTTTAAAAGGGTGGGGGCTTACGCCCCCTTGGTGAAGGTGCAGTTGTCGTACTCGAAACTGCACGGTGTACCGTTCCACTGCCGGGAAATCCAGTACGCCCCTTCGATGTCGATTGGCTTGATGGTGTGCGAGCGACTTGCGCAAGCAAGCATCTGAAGCAGATATCCGTCTGTCCAGTTAGACATCTGATTCACGAACGTCTTACCGTCTTCGACTACGTATGGACCACGCGTAGTGGTCAGCGTCCACGTACATACTACGTACGGTTCACTTGGGGTTGATTGTGTGTGTGTTGCGAATGACATGGCTCATTATCCTTTATGTGTTTTTTTGAAAAATAAAGCACCCGGTATCGTGTACCGGGTGCTTCCGGGGACTATTCGTCCCCTTCGTCCCCAGCCATGGCTGTCGCCATCGCCGTCTTGGTCATCGCCTTCAACGATGCCATGAATGGGTCGATTGGCTTGGCAGCCTTGACTGCCACTTCGAGATTCGCGAGTTGAGTACCGATTCTGTCCAGAACCAAGCGGTAACTATCGGCATCGGTTTGCCGCTTCCGGAAACCGACCGCATACACCGTCTGAATGGACTGCCAGCCCTTATTGATTGTATCTTCGGTCATTGGCAGACCGGTTGCGATGTGACCGGCGATATCGCTTTCAAACTTGCGAATCGCATTCATCGCGGGTTCGAATATCACGGGTTGTTTTGTTGACATAATAAAGTTTCCTTTATCGGTATGTTAGATTGTATTGATGTTTCGACATAGGTTTGTCATTATCAAGCGTACCGTTACCAGCGGTAACACGACATCAAGGTTTTGAAGGTTTCCAGCGGTGGAAACCAGCGGTACCGGACGACCCCGGAGGGCGTCCACACCATGTATGTAGGTCGGTTTTCAGGGCACAGTCACGTCGGGTGGTGGGGTGGCGGTAGTACCCGGCATGGCAAGGGGGTGGGTCGGTTGCCTCGGCACAGTAGGGACTCCAAACCATATATTCTCAGCTGATCTTTATCTATTTCTCCCATCGCAGAAACTCATCTCCCCACGGAGAAAATGATTAGGATCCATATAGATTTGCTACAATCAGCTGGTTTAGATATACTTACGGTATGATCCTACTTAGCTCAGCGGTAGAGCGTCCGGCTGTTAACCGGATGGTCGCTGGTTCGATCCCAGCAGTAGGAGTCCCCCATGTATGTAAACGCACTGGGGATAGCGTTGCACCCTGTGGTCCTTTCTCTTTCTCCTGCAGGGTGTAGCGTTATGAAGCTTACTGTAGACCAAGTGATTGAAATACGCAGGTTGCACGCTTCTGGTATGAAGACGGCATATCTTGCTATGAAGTATGGTGTGTCACAACAGCATATATATCGATTGCTAGATAACCAGCGCTGGGGTAAGCGTTTACGTCTTGAGTACGACCGTGCTACGCATAAAAAGTTACTGGATGCTATAGCTGGGCGCAAGCAGTAAAATGTGGTAGGAGGGTTACCATGCCACAGACGCCCAAAAAACAGAAAGATACATATCCTGTATCATCACCACCCGCAAAGGTGAATCAGCGCACAGGAGATGCCGCGCCGGGACAGAGTAAATACCTTACACGTCTAGCAAACAACAGGGCATCAATTACTGTAAATCGTCTCACTGACATTGGTACATTATATGATTCACCAAACAGGCCGTATAAAGGTTTTTATAAAAGAGACTATCTCAACGTACCGCGCACAGACGCATATTATGAAGAGATAAATCCACTACGAAAATTTAAATTGGATTCAGAAACTCTTCAAAAAGATTTAGTGCGTAATAACAAATTGACTGGCTCTACAAAATCGCCTAAATCTGAGGCGAGCAAGCCTTCACCTATGGAAACAGCTGGCAAGGCAGCCGTTGGTAGCAGTATGTTAGCAAGTCCTGCAGCTAAAGGTTTCGGTACCGTAGGTGCATTACTTGCATCACAAAAAGCAGCTGGTCAATCAAGAAAAGATGAGCAATCTGCAGTTGACAACTGGAATTCAAAGACTAATTATGGGCGTTTATTGGGGTTAAAAAAATGAGTTCGGCTGTTAAACGTGACCCGGAAAAGTGGAAGCGCATTGTTGCTAGTGTAAAAGCTGGGACAAAAGGTGGCGATCCCGGTGAATGGTCTGCTCGTAAAGCACAGTTAGCTACGCAGAAGTACAAATCATCAGGCGGTGGGTACGTAGGCCCTAAAAAGGCTGATAATAGCCTAGCAAAATGGACTGATCAGAAGTGGCGCACAAGCGATGGAACGCCTAGTGAGGGCAAAAAAAGGTACTTACCAGACAAAGCGTGGGGTTCATTGTCTAAAGGTGAAATAGCAGCCACTAATAGGGCTAAAGCTGCAGGTAATCGCGCTGGTAAACAGTTTGTACCACAACCAAAAACGATCGCACAGAAGGCAGCAAGGCATAGATAATGTACGAATATGGCATACGATTCAAAAGACTTATTGATGGCGATACCTTTGTTTGTGATATTGATCTTGGTTTTGGTATTTGGCTTGTGGATCAGCACTGTCGTCTCTTTGGCGTGGATACACCAGAGAAAAACACTGAAACAGGTAAGGCAGCTGCGGACACAGCAAGGGAATGGTTCACATCAAGACAAAATACAGCCGAACGATTTAGCATTCAAGTACTACAAAAAGCAGATAAATACGGACGACGACTAGTACACGTACGTACAGACAAATCACCGTGCACACTTAACGATGAAATACTTAAGACTATGGGCACATATCAGTATTTTGGTGGGACTAAACGCAAAAAGGTAACTGCAGTAGCTGAGGTAACTCAATGACACCCATTGCAGCATTTATATGCGGAATTGCCGTTACTTCACTTGCGTTCTACATTATTGATCACATTATGTCGTTTCTTGAATATTGCAAATTTAAGCGCTGGCTAGTGTCTATGAATGTTGACCCAAAAGAAGTAGACGATAAAGCCTTTGATAAGTTCTACGCAATGTACGAAATTAGTAAATTACCTAACGTAGAAATACAGGAAGTAACAAATAAAACAGAAGAAGCCCCTAAATAGGGGCTTCAGTTCGCTCGACTTAAAATTATCTAAGGCATGATGGGCGGACTTTTAAGTTTTCATCGCGTTCTGCATCCATACTACCACATATACCTACGGTATAATAATGCGTCAGCCTCGGTGGTGAAACGGTAGACACGACAGACTTAAAATCTGTTGTCGCAAGACGTACGGGTTCGAGTCCCGTCTGAGGCATAGGAGAAGAGATGGCAGCAACACTTAAGTATATTCAACCTGACGCAGAAGCTTTTATGATTCACTTGGCTCGTGTATCGTCAAGTAATGAGGATAACCCAGAATACATACGATTACTCAATAAGTGTATGCGTGACGGACATTGGTCTGTATTTGAAATGGTTGACGTAGTAATGGAGATCTATACGTCAAGGGCTGTATCTGCCCAGATTTTGCGCCACAGAAGCTTTCATTTCCAAGAGTTTAGCCAGCGCTATGCTGATCCATCAAAGATTGAAATGGACCTGCCTACAATGCGTAAAAAGGGCAGCAGTAATAGGCAAGGTAGTTTGCCATACACAGACTCTGAAATGCAGTTCACAATGGACAACAAGGCGCTTGCGTCCGTGCTTTATGCGGTGCGCACATACCAAGAGTTAGTGGACAGCGGTGTTGCATTAGAGTCAGCACGGTTAATATTGCCTATGTGTGTAGGCACACGACTGTACATGAAAGGTACTGTGCGAGACTGGTTACACTACTGCCGTGTACGCATGGATGGCCACACTCAAAAAGAACATCAACTGGTAGCAACAGATTGCTGGAATGTTTTGAAGGAAGTGTTACCTAACACCACTGCAGCATTTGAGGAGTATCACATGTAATGGATTCTATGGGAAATGTAGAGACATTACTGATTGCTAAATGTAACGATTCTGACGTAAGCGTTACACATAAAGCAGATGGTACGTATCTCGTAGAATGGGCAGATCAATGGAGGCAGGTGGCAACATTACCAGCAACGGTGTTGCTACTGGATTTCATACAAGGCACAGGTATGAAAATACCGTGGCGATTTATGCAGGACATTGCAATACAAGCAATAAGCAGAATGTTGGAGGAAGAAAATGACAATCATCAAGAAGAGTAATGTGTCGGATATCGAAGTGCAGCAGGTAACACCAGAGCTTTATGTACTTACAGTACTTGGCGAGAACAAAGGTGAATACAAGCTAGAAGATCTTGCAGTTGAGGTAATCAAGCTTAAGCAGTCTGTAAAGATCCCAAGTAAGTGGTGCAACGAGTTGGCATATGTAGCACTTACACATCTAATGAATAAGCAGAAAGCACTGAATGAAATCTAAGAGTCTTGAATTTCAGTGGTGCGGTAGTGACGAACATTTAAGCGGACACGAGCCAGTAAGGAAAACTACGTTATCTTCTGGCTTAGATGTCAAAGCTTACGTGAAGAAACCAGTCACAATAAAGCCCGGACAAACTACGTTAATACCAACAGGCTGGAAAGTAAAAATGGATCCAGCATACGAGCTACAGGTTAGATCCAGAAGTGGACTAGCCTTAAAGTATGGAGTCCATGTACTTAACTCACCCGGAACAGTAGATGCCGACTATCAAGGTGAAGTAGGTGTAGTACTGCACAATGCAGGACAAGAACCATTTGTAGTGATCGACTGTATGGCAATTGCACAGTTAGTTCTGTGTCCAGTAGAGCGATGTCATGTAACTATCGTGCAGACAGGTAACTTGTTTGACGAAACTACAGATCGTGGATCTGGCGGGTTTGGTTCCACTGGAGAGTTTTAATGGACAACGGTCATTATCGAAAACATAAAATACAGACCGTCCATTGTGCTTGGGAATGGGATTTGACGTGGGCAGAGTTCAATGCCGTTAAATATATTGAACGAGCTGGAGATAAACCCGGTTCAACATATAACGACGACATTAATAAGGCAATATGGTATCTAGTAGCAACAGTCACTCACAGTGACACGTTTGCTCAGACCATTGTAAATATGATTGAAGAGTATTCTAAAGGTAAGACTCAATCGTCGTAGTCGCAACCACACTCGGATTTCATCTTTCCACAATCAGGGCATTTGCTGTCGGACTCGACGCGCTTGCCCTTTTTCATTCCCTTTTTCATGCCCTTCATCATGCTTGTCTTGTACATGCCTTCAGGTTTCATTTGCTTAAGATCTCTTGCCATAGCCGTAGTTTACTATAAATGAAAACAACGTGCATATACCGTATTACGGTATAATGTAAAAGGAGGAAGTTATGTTTAATAACGTGTCATTAGTTGGTAGGTTAACAGATGATCCTGTTACAAAAGAATCGCAACTTGGTAAAAGTTACACAAGTTTTTGCATTGCAGTTGATCGCAGGACAAAAGATAAAGAAGCTGATTTCTTTAACTGCACGTTATTTGGTAATTCTGGTGTAGCACTAAACGAGTATGCACAAAAAGGCCGAATGATTGCGGTAAGTGGCAAGGTGCAGATTGATAAGTACACAAACAAGGAAGGTGTTAAGACTCAGTCTGTTAAGGTTATTGTAGATAACTGGTCACTATTGGATAGCCGTAAAGAACAAGTCGAAGCACCTGCACAAAAACAAGTTAAGGTGGACGATATTGAAGATCCGTTTGCAGATGATTAATCTAATAGGTTGTTAAGTAACGCTACGTTATATGCTTTTAATCTAGCTCCTACTCCGCTTACACCTAGTTTAAAGTAGGCGTTCTCTAGATAAAAATGAACAGTCCTTGGGCTAATGTTTAGCTCAAGGGCTATTTGTTTGGATGTCTTCTTTTTACCTACTAAGGCAATGACTTCCTTTTCGCGTTTAGATAATTCCATAGTGCTGTCATTTTACCGCAAGTAATGTATTGCCACGTTAGGCGGTGTATGATAGGGAAGAGGTGTAGCAAATGGGAGTTATCAAAAAGTACCAAAATCCTGCAGGTGGATTAAACGCAGCAGGTCGCGCACATTTTAATCGCACTACTGGATCTAATTTAAAACCACCAGCTCCTAATCCAAAAACACCAAAAGATGCTGCGCGACGTAAATCCTTTTGTGCTCGTATGGAAGGCATGAAACGTTCGCGTACTAGCGCAAAAACCGCTAACGATCCAAATAGCCGAATTAATAAATCGTTACGTGCATGGAATTGTAACTAGCATGCTTAATCAAATGCATAAATACGTCAATCATCTATCACGCAACAAGATTTTTGCGGTTGAAAAAGATGAACATAATCTGAAGAATACACCTACTGAAAAACAATTGTTGGCCATGGAGAAAAGGGAGCATAAGTTAAAAACTATTCCCACGATGTCTCAGTTACTAAAAATAGAAAAGAAAGAGCATGGCAACAAAAAAGCACCCCGGTTTTAAAGCTGTTCAACAAAAGATAGCGTCGCAACAAGGCGTATCTTTAAAGTCCGCTGGAGCAATCCTAGCGTCTTCTACCCGTAAAGCGTCAGCTGCGGCTAAGAAGAAAAATCCACGACTCAATAGAGTCAAGTAGAGGTGTACAATTATGATGAGAAACGCAGCTGCATCGCGTGGTAAAGCGATGGGCATGGCAGCATTACTAGGTATGGCTAAGCAAGCTAAAGGCAGTGCAAAGCCAGCACCAAAGAAAAAGGCTGCACCAGCACGTGGTAAGGCACGCGGTAAGGCTCCAATGCCTCCGATGGGTCCGGGTGGCCCAATGGGACCAATGGGTTATTAGGTAGGTAAATATGGCATCGTTACTGTCTAGTTTAATCATGGGGCAACCCGGTCAAGCAACGGATAAAGATAAAGTTAATCAAGGTGCGCAACCACCAGTGCCTCCAACTCCTCCAGCTGGTGGTGCGCCAGGATTACCGTCTATTCCACCTGTTGCACAGCAGCAACCAACTGGACAGCAACCGCCATCAAATCAGCCATCCGGAGGACCAGTATTTCCTGCTCCTCCGGGTTTTAATCCAATTCAATTTGACCCTATTGCAAGTATGTCAAAGGTTTTTGGAAACCTTCCACAAGCCACAGGAGGTGCACCGGGATCTGTACTTGGACAAACAAAGGCTGAAACAGTAACAAAGATTGATCCTAATACATGGGATATGGCAGCCATTCAGCCAAAGGCTGCGCGACTAGATTGGTATTTACGTTCGCAGAAATCTGGATCACTTACTAGTGGTGCTGATTTATTAAAAGGTATGCAGTCGTTTCTGCAAAGTGAGGCATCTGGTAAATCACAGACAGCAGGTACAACTCGTGCAGATATAACTGGTGATGATCCATTTTTAAAGACAGTTAGTTATGCTACGTCGTTGTACAACAATGGCGGAACCGTTGAGCGTAAGATGGCTGATGCTTATGCTAATGGATTGATGTACATGACATCTGCATTAGCACGTAATGATCAGCAAGGTGTTGATGCAGCTAAGTTTTATTTAAGTGACTTAAGCGATTACACAGTAGAAGATTTCCGAAGTCCTAAAACACAAACGTATTTTGCCAAGCAAGCTGCGTCAGTAGTAAAACCGTACGTATTAAATAAATCATCCGACGAACTTACTAAGATGTCGGAAGAAGTTAAACCGGAAGCTGTACGGAAAAAATTACTAGGTAACGTTTTATACGACTACGTACAAAGTCGTTTCACGGATTTACGAACCGAAGCACAATCGGGAAGTCCAACTGCAAATGCTGCTCGTAAAACATTAAATACATTTACTAAGATGTATGGTGACTTGGCACGTCCAGCAATCGAAGGGCAGCGTGACAAACAAGTTGAAATGTTTATGGAGTCACCGCAAGGTCGTGCTCTTATTGACGATGCCTACGATCAATTCGATGGCCAAGGCTTATTTAATACACAAAAAGCAAAAGACCTTGTTACACGCATGGGTCAGAAAATTAAGTCAACTCAAGGTACTGGTTCTTTTGATCCAGCTAATGACGTTACTCCACAAGAATTAAAAGATTTCTTTGGTCAAACAAAAATGAAGCGCTATATATCTAGCGCAATTGACATTGATCCAAATATTAGTGATGAGGCATTACGTCGGTTTGAATTAGACCCGTCAAATGTAGATGACGATGAAATGTATGGTGCACTGACACCATCCGGTGTTGCTGCACTTTATGGCAAGAAGGACGACTCTCTTGTTGGAGACGTAGGTCGTGCTGGGCGTCCAGACCCATATATGTATGATCTATCGTCTAACTTCTCGGCTAATCAAACACAAGCACCATCTACATTGTCTGGTGGTAATACAGGGCGTATTAGGTCACGTGCTGAGCTTGCAGGTGCAATGGCATCTGGATTAGGTTTAAGTGAAGCACAGTTAGAGCAAGCAGCCCGTAAGTTATTCTCTAATACAGACGATATTTCTGAGTTTGTAAATGCGGGTATGAATGATTACGACATTGAGTCGGATATTCTGCCAAAGGTACAGACCGACATTAAGTCGTCCCGCATTTCGCAAACAGGTGGCATAAAAACAGCTGGTACATCCACGGGTACATATAACTTACTTACTGATACGTTTAAAGCCGTAGATGAAGTCATGCCGGGTGGACCACAGCAATCATCATGGTTAAACAAAAAACGCGCCCTTAACGATATTGCTGTGCAGGCTCGTAATCTTGAAGGCACTGCTGTATCTGCTGCTGGTTCTAGGTTTGCTAAGACTGCTACCGGTGAACCAGATTACTTTAATCCAATATTGCCTGACCGTGGTGATCAGGTAGGACGCATACAAATCCTGCAAGATATTTTTAAACATGCAAGTGAGAATTCCAAGTACCGAACTGATTTACAAAATCTTATTCGCAGTGCAATAGATGGCAGGCCATACACAGGCGACATTAAGATGACTCCATCGCAGTTGTCTTCCGTTGTTAGTATTTATGCAAAGCACCTAGAAGAAGCTGCGTCAGCAAATCCAACAGCAGCTGGAAGCCCAAACCAGTTATTTAATTCCATGTTTGGCATCCTGCCATCCGACTATAACAAACGCGATTTGCGCATGAAGATTTTGAAGTCATTGCAATCAGCAAGTCCTTCTAAGTTTAAAACAATGTCGAGCACAATGGAAGTTGAACCCAGTGGAAACACTAGGTTAATACCAGTTGCTAATGCTGGACAGGTTATGGAAAATGCGTCTAGCATTCCGGGAGACACTGGAGCAAAAGGTGGACGTAGTAGTAAAACTGAGAATGCTGCACTAAACAGAGTTGAACGTAGTCAGCAAATTTTAGGCGATATTTTTAAAACTGCTAAAGATTCTATTCTTTCGTATACCAATGATATTGGTTTAGGTGAATCAATTGGTGCAACAACTGCTCCATCAAAATTTAAGGATGGCGTAGTCGCAGCGTTTGATAAAGCTATTGGTGATTCTTTAGCTAAGTACAAAATTGACCCAAATGATAAACCAAAGTTTGACCGCATGGTCGAAAAAATTAAAGAGCAGTTAGTTGATCAGGCATCTACTGAATGGATGAAGGGTACTGTAACTGGTCAAGAAGTCGACAATATATTTAAACAATTTGGACAAGTCCAAAGATCCATTGGCGCAACGGGTATGTCTGATGCTGCAGCACCAGCAGTAGGACGAAATGTGCCTACTAGAGATGATGCTAATGCAGCTAAAGTAACTGAGGGTCGTAAGATTTATGCTGATGCAGTTGCAGCTCTAGGTGGTAATTTACCAGCCAAACAGGAGAGTGTAGATGCACTAGAGGCTAAAGTTCAAGGTGTTATTGATCAGGCAACGAAGCGTGGCAAACCTGATTACGCAGACTTTGTTCGTAACTGGCAAACACACTCTAACACAATGTTAGTAGAAGCCAAGCGTGATACTGACAGATATGCAGAGAAGATTAAAAACGCACAACAAGACATTGCAACATTAACTAAAGAGTCTAATGCTGAAGGCACCACACCTGCCCGAAAAGCAGAAATACAAAAGCAAATTACACGCCTTACGACTGGTATTAACGCAGATGCAAAAAAGGGAAGTCAAGCATTACGCAAATTACAAATGCGTGTGGCGACGTATGGAAAAATCCCAACTCCAGAAGACTATGCTGCTTTACTTGAAAAGGGTGACGAGCAAACACAGCAGAAGAATCAAGTAGATCTTGAATTCAGGCGCGTACGTGCAAAAGTAAGGGCAGGTGGATTTAAGTCACTAACTGCAAATGAAAAAGCTTTCTGGCTTGATGAGGGCGTAAAACGTTACGACATCGGTGAGGAAAACTCCATCGGCATCGGACGTAGTACACGTCTAGGATTTAATAGTTTCCTTGCTAGTATTGCTGGTACTAACTGGACTATTGTTAATCCTGAGTACGAATTGTTTGATGACAATGAACGTGCACCTAAATATTTAACTGAAATTCTTGACCCAAAAACCAATCAGATTATTGGCCACAAATTAAATGACAATGTCAAATTTGCATTCCAGTGGAAAAAAGATGAAAAAACAGGGATGTTTACGGATGTAAGCGTCGTTGCTACAGAGTTTGTAAAGCAAGGTAACAATGCAAATAAACCTTTGCGTAAACAGATAATAGAAACTGGCGTCGAACGAGCGATTGTAAGAGCACGTAACTTTTACGTTGCGTTAGAAGATGACCTAAAAAATATTGATGCACGTGTAAAAGGTGAAACATTTGGTTTACTTAAAACTGACACGCGTGTAAATAGAAATGCATCCAAATTATCTGGCGTCATTCGTGACATTATGGAATTGGAAGGGCGCGGTTCACTAAATAAAGCAAATCAAACAAATATTGGAGAGTTAAAGAAAGAAGCCATAAAAGGTTTAACAGCAGCTGGTTATGACCAACCACAAACGTTTCTTAATGAGCTTCTTGCTAAAGATAAAGCTGCAAGACAGGTTTTAAATTTCTCAGACACATTACGTACTCGAATGGCAGATCGTATTAATACGTTTGCTGGTAAGACTGTGCGTACGCCACAAGAAATACAAGATGACATATCTAGTTATTTTGGCACACAGGAAGCGTCATCTGAAGAATTTAAAAAAATAGAGGATCAGACACGGCTAGAGAAAATTGACTTACTTGATAAGTTAGGTATTGATGTACGTAGATCCAAAGACAGAGCAGGCAATGTAACAGATGTATCTGTCCCAACGAATGCTGTAGGACTTGCGTTAGATAAGATTGACACAAAAGGCAAGGTGCGTTTTACAACAACAAAAGAAAACGTTGCCAGTTTACGACAATCAGTAATTGCGAAATTACGACCACTACAAGAACGACTACAAAAAGAAGTTGATGGTGGTGCATTAGTTGGTCGCGATAGATTACAGAAAATTGCAGAGGCAAAGAAGCTTTCAAAGTTAGCAGGAGATATTAATACTGCTACATCAGAAGGTGAGTTATCTGGAGTTGTACTGGCATTTACATCTAATGATCCAGCTGTTAAGGCAGCGCAAGATGTAGCAAGAGGGTGGTCAACTAGATCGGATAAGCTACCATCAGAAATGTATGCTGCTTATAAACGGTTAGCAGATAAGCAATTAGATGGATCTATCTCTGAGGCAGATGGCAATAAGCTAAAAGCAATTAGTATTCAATTAAACAAACATCTGCGTGATGTAGCTCCTGAACTCGGTAATAACCCATTGGATAAGTTATATAACTTAGACAACATGGAAACACAGATTGCACAAGGATATTTAGATCAAACAACAAAGTCAGACAAGAATCCTTTTAAAGTAATTTTTGGTGAGGCTGCATATAAGATTGCGCGTGTGGATTTGCCACGCGGTAGATCATCTGAAGGTGACGCAGAATTCATCAAGAAGTGGACGAGTAAATGGAAGCGCAAGGACAAAGATCGTCTAGAAAGAGAAATGGATATTGCTAAGACATTAGGTCTTAGTGTTAACAAATTAGAACTTGGAGACGTTTGGCGACAGCTTGAAAAGAGATTTAATAGTATGTCTCCAAAACAATGGCTAGAGTACACATATGGATTACCTGAAGATGCACGTAATCTTGTGTTGCGAGAATATCCATTGCAGTCGCAATCATTGATGCCAAATCAATTAGGTGAGGGCGACGGATTATCACGTCGTGAAATTAACAGACGTCTTCTTACTGTAACGCCGGATGGACATGTTGTTCCTGCAGCTAAAGAAACAAAAACAGCTCCGCAGGTGGTTAAAGAAAACCGGATGCCATTTAGTGAGAAGTATGATGACGCACTTATGTGGAAGATACGTAACAATGCAGTTGAATACACTGACATTCTGCATGATTCACTTAAATCCTATAAGTATGAAGTAAAAGGCCCAGACGGTAAAACTGTAAAGGTAAATGGTGATGCATCATTTACCGTAGAAAAAACTATAACCCAAAATGGTAAACAAGTTACAGTTAAGGAACTCAAACCCGGATATACCGTACTTGGTGCTACTGAGTCAGTTACAAATACACTTACTGGGGAACGTACAACTCGTGAAGTTCCAACACAATCTGACTATATGGTCAATGGTAAAAAGATAACTGTTCCGTTGTTTAACCGACAAGCACTTTTGCTGTCTACTAGACTTCCTGCGTCGATAGATGTAGACATAGTTGATAAGAAGTTAGTTAAAGTTGAGCCAGTATTTAAACCAAGGGCACTGCCATCAACAACTGTTGAACCAGAAGGTAGATTAGGTTTTAGGTATGAAGGAAAAGACTACTGGATTGGCAGACGTGATTACAAAGCATTTGTAGATAAAATCAATAGTGGCGAAATTGATAAGAAGAATATACGTCAATTAGTTACGGAACTTGTAACACGTGTGCGAATGAATCCAGAGTTTCCGGGTGAAGTGCAGAAGTACACAAAGATTAGCGCAAGTGTTCGCGGAGCTGATGCTAAGAAAGAAGAAGAAGGTGTCAAGATACCCGCAGATGTACAACAAAGGCTTATTGCAGATTCTGAAAACAAGGGTCTTGGTGGAATTGTCACAAATAAGGGTGCACGTCACAGTGTTAGTTTCTTAGGTGCATTAATGCTTGCATTTAAAACATATGGCAAAAAATTTATTAGTAGTTATGTTGAGGCTGAACGTAAAGCTGCAGAAGGAGACAAAAAATGACAGAGAATGAGTTTGCTAAATTTCTTATGTCAAAACTCGGTGCAATCCGTGCCGACCCCAAGAAAGCACTTGGTAAAACGGCTGGTGGATTTGTCGAGCCACTGTCTTGGTATTACAACAGAGCACCAGATCAAGCAGACATGTTGTCACGCCCCGGTATACGAAACAAGATAAACGCTGGTGTTGGAACAGCTCTTGCAGAAGGTGTTAACTGGGCAAAAGATACTGCTAGTGACATGCTGGTTGATTTGATGGGTGTTGCTGGTGCTCCAGAATCTGGTGGTACTAGTCTCGGTCTTTTAGCACCACGAGCTGTAAATCCTGCAAAAGCTATATTGAACTTTGCAGGTGATTATTTATTAGACGAGTATGTTAACCCCATGCTTTACGATATTGCCGATAATGATATTAATCTTGGCGGTAGATTACCAAAGGCGCCATCTTGGTACAAAGGTAGTCCAGTACAGAAAGCCGTAAATGCAGCAGATAAAAAAGTAACTGATATAGCAAGTTTTGTTTCACGTACTCATCCGCAAAACATTATGTTGAATAAAGCAGGAGAAACGGGTGGGTCACATGGAGCAATAGCAAGCAAGATTAAACAGCAAATATTTCCGTCCCGTAAGTAGGTATAATGCAAGTTATGCCAACTAATGAACCTAGATTTATAACTAATGCTAAAAACAAACAAGTTAAATTATGCGCTGCAGAATTAGGTGATGGGCGCAAATGTAATGCTGCTGCAATGCGTGACAAAGATTTTTGCAAACACCATGGCGGTAAAGCTTTAGTCGGACCAGACTCACCCACGTTTAAAACAGGACTGTGGTCACATCAACGCAAAAGATTTTCTACAGTAGCACCTGAGTTACTGGAACGTATTGAACAACTACGTGAGGATCCTGAGTTACTGTCTTTGCGTGACGATACAGCTTATATAACAGCAGTGCTTGATGTTCGTGCAGAAGCAGCGTCCTACGGAATAAGCAAAGAACTATACGAGGAATTACGCGATCAATACAATGTATGTAAAATTGCACCAGAAGAAGCTTTTAGTAAAGAATTTAAAAAGCTAGGTTCATTGATAGCCGATGGCATTGATGCTGTTCGTGCTAGTGACGATGTTATTTCATTGATAAAAAAACGTGCCGATGTGATTGAGATTGAGCAACGCATGGCACATGCTAAGTCATACACATTAGAAGTTGATCAAGCATATAGTTTAATTATGCAAGTCCTTGATGTTGTAAAGAAGACAGTTCGTGATCCAGAACAAGTACGTGCCATATCAGACGGCTTTGCTAAACTATTGCGAGTCCATCAAAACGTTGACGAGGAAGTAATAGATGCAGAAGTTGTCAGTTAATACTCGTGCTACACCACGTAATCTAAAACGGTTTGTCCGTCCCGGTAAAGATTTATCATTAGCTTTATTGGAGGCATTGACAGACAACCTAAATGAGTATGCCGATACAGGTGCATTTGATGGTGGCACGGCTTATCCAATACAAGGTTCGGAAATGTCTTACTCCGATTGGTTGCGTGTATATGCACCGCAAGCTGCATCATCTAAGATGGGCGACCATCACATTCGCGCATGGGAGTGGGCTGAAAAACTGGAAGCTGGTGTTGCTCCTCCAGCACTTATTGAATGTTGGTTTCGTGGTGGTGGGAAAAGTACTACCATGGAACTTATCTCTAGTCGCCTTGCAGTTAAAGCAAGCCGTAGATTTTTGTTGTATGTCTGCGCTACACAGGATGCTGCAAATAGACACGTCAGTGATATTGCGTCAGTGATGGAACGTTGTGGTATTGAACGTGCTGTAAACCAGTATGGTTTTTCACGTGGTTGGAATGCACAGAAATTACGCACTGCTAATGGGTTTAATGTTTTAGCATTTGGATTAGATACTGGTGCTCGTGGTGTTAAGTTAGATCATCTACGTCCAGATATGATTATTCTTGACGACATAGATGAATTGGATGATTCAGTAAATGCCGTTGAAAAAAAGATACGTACTATTACTGCAACAATTCTTCCAGCTAAAAGTGTTGACTGTGCAATTGTTTTTGTGCAGAATCGAATTCATGCTAACAGTGTAATGTCTCGTGTTTTGTCTGGCGAGCTGGATATGCTTCAGGATCGCATACAGTCACCAATTATTCCAGCTATTTATGATCTTCTGTATGAACCAGTTGAGAAAGAAGATGGTCGCATGGGCTGGAAGATTACATCCGGAACTGCAGCGTGGGAGCATAAAAATATTGCAGTATGCCAAAAGGAAATTGATGACTTTGGATTAATATCGTTCCTACGTGAGTGTCAACACGAGGTTGGTGTTGGTGGTTTATTCTTCCCTCAGTTTAAACCGATTGACAGCAATGGTAAAGATTGGCATGTTGTTGATCATATTGATGTTCAACCATGGTGGAGGTTCTGGGGAAGTCATGACTTTGGAACCGGGGCGCCAGCTTGTTTTATTTTGTATGCAAGTGATGAGCGAGAAAACATATACGTCCTACACGAATGGTATGAGGCAGGTAAGACAAGTAGTATGCAGGTCGATGGCGTACTTGAGTTATTGAAGAAGTACAAAATAGCAGAACCTAAAAACAAAAATGCTATGAGTGGCGCATATAACACCAAGCTTGAGGCAATTGCTTTTGACTGGGCAAGTACATTTCCACCTGAAAAAGTTGATCAGCGAGTTGGTGAGTATCCAGTAGAAATATGGTGGGAACGTGGGTTACCAGCTGTACGTGCTGTAAAAGATCGTAAGGCTGGGTGGAGTCGCGTGAAAGAATGGCTTATGGCAACAGAGATGTCTGATGGTCAAGTGAAGCCAAAGTTTGTTATTCATCGTGGTGGTTGTCCAAATTTAATCAAGCAATTATCAGACACAATGACACACACAAAAGACGCTGATGAAATTGATTCTGGTACACGCAATGACCATGCTATTGATAGCTTACGTTATGGATTGATGTGGCGTGAACACCCCGTACGATGCCCAGAAGTAGAAGAAAAAGAAAAGAGAAACCTAAACAATAAACCATCTTGGTTAAGGGAAAGGAAGTTGGATGAATGGTTGTAATTCAAGTTATTGGTTTATTGTGCATGTTAATATCAACGTGCGTAGGTGTTATGACATATAGAGTATTGAACGATATTAAAAACATAAAGATATACTCAAAGGAACTGTACGATCGTGAGGGCTGGCTATAATGTTTGATCTTAGTAAACTTTCTTCTGATGTACGAGGTTCTGGTCCACGCATCTCTGCATTTAAGAAACCTTCAAATCGTGGCACTGTTGGCTCGAATGAATTACTTAATGACAAGTTAGAAGATAAAGACAATCTTGAATTAGACGTACAGCCAAAAGCTTGGAAGGTTAATCAATTAGATCAACCCGAAGAGGCGCAAAAGATTGTAAAGTTTATCCAGCAACAATTCGACAGTGCTCAAAAATCACGAATAGACATGGAGCTGGAATGGGCACTTGCAACAGCATTCTTTGAGGGACGTCAGTGGTTGCGCATTGCTAGTCAAGGTCGAAACATAATTCGTTTGCAAAATCCTAACGAACCTAATCGGTACATGACGGTTAACAAGCTTAGGCCACTGATTGATGGCGTTGTTGGAAAATTAACGCAATGTGCGCCAGACGCAACTGCTGTTCCTTTATCGGATAGCCCACAAGATCGAGCTGCAAGCGATGAAGCTAATTTTATTGCAAAGCATTACAATCGTAAGTTTGGTCGTGAAACACAAACTAAAGAACGTGTACGTTGGGCTTGTGTTTGTGGGACATCATTCTTAAAGGTTTTTTGGGACAGCCGTAAAACGCAGGTTGTGCCACAGTTAGATGTTGATGGAGAAACTGTTGTTGGGCACGTAGAGATGCGTGTAGGTGACGTTGTAGAACAAATACTTCCAGCGTTCGACGTATACATTGATCCATCAGCAAAACGAGACGATGATATCCGTTGGATGATACATGCCATGATTAAACCACTTTCATGGTTTGTAGACGCATATGGCGAAGTTGGTAAACGCGTAGAGGCAGATGCTCTAACTGGACAGTATTCTGGTTATGTAGATGCGTATCTTGATGGTGCAAATGCGGGTGGGCGCGGTTGGGTTCCACCAGCATCTGCAACTACAAGCACAACAGAAAAGCGCAAGAACGCTGCAGTAGTTTATGAGTATTGGGAAAAACCAACTAAACTTTACCCCGATGGGAGATATATCGTTGCTACGCAAAGCACGCTTCTGTATGCAGGTGTTTGGCCGTACAACAAAAAAGATTCATTTCCATTTATTCCGTTACGATGGCAACCACGTGCTGGTACACCATACGGATATAGTCTTGGGTTTGACTTAGTATCACTACAAAGTACATACAATCGTATTTACAGTCGCCTACTAGAACAATTTGAAGCACAAAAAGATTACCTGCTTATTGAACGTCTATCATCTGTTGGAGCAGATGCTTACGACAAAGAGAGCGATACGATTGAAGATAAGAATCGTATCTACCGTAAGGTTTACTACGATCGTGGGAGTCGCCCACCAGCTGTTCAGCGTGCACCGGGCATTGGAGCAGATTTATTTCCTTTACTACAGATGATTGAAAAGGACATGATGGATGTTGCTGGGTTACACGACGTCAGTCAAGGTATGGCACAAGCAGGAACACCAGCCGAATCTGTACGACTATTGCAGAAAGCGGACAACACTCAGCATTCATATGTTAGAGCCGACATCGAAATTAGCAACGCATGTATCAAAGAATGGGAAGTGAGTCTAATTGAGCAATTTGCAATTGTCCCCTTTATCGGAAATATCGAAGGAGGAATGCTCCCCAGAGACCAAATACAGCAGGGCGTTATGCGCTTTGATGCTTTGCGCAATGGTGGCAGGTATAGGATTGTTTATGTGCCCGGATCTAGTATGGATGAAGGGCCAGACCAACGATTAAACAAGTACGCTACATTACGTCAAATGGGTGTATTTGGTGACCCAATGGATCCCGCTACAAACCGACTGTTTGTTCAGTTAGTCAATATGCCAGAGACAACCAAGATTCTTGACCATTTAGATGAACAAGAACAAAAGATGGCAGAAGCACAGCAACAGCAAATGATGATGCAGCAACAGGCACAAGCAGCACAGATGCAGCAACAAACAGAAGTTCTTCAATTCAATATGCAAGTTGAACAAACCAAGGCACAGATTGAAATTGAAAAGATGAAGGCTGAAGTAGCAGCAAAACTTGAGGCAGACATTGCGCTGGCAACCGCAAAGGCTGGACTTGAGGCGCAGTCAAATGAAGACTACGCAATGGTAGATATTGGAAAACAGTTTGCCATGAATGATTTAGGCCCTGAATCTGGCATAAATCCTAATGAAGGAGTATAGTTAAAATGTCTGAAGAGATGGTGATGCGCACCTCAGACTCACCAGCTGAGGCGTCAGACAATGTTGGTCTTAGTAGTTTATTGACACAGGATAGTTCATACGCCAATGAACCTGAAACTGCACCGGCGTTAAACACTGCAGAAGATGCGTCAGAAACATTAGACTTTTCTTGGTTAGATGATATTGCAAGCGAGCCACCTGACCCACAGGAGCTTATTCGGCAGAAATTAACGGAATCGTTATCTGCTCAGAAGACCCCAGAAAATGTCCCATACGACAGGTTTCGGGAGGTAAATGAGCAAGCAAAAGCTGCCAAAGATATTGCTGCGCAATATGAAAAATGGGCCGACGTAATTCAGGCTTTAGAATCTGATGGTTATACATCAGGCGAGCAACTACGTAATGCGTGGGCACAACAACAACAACAAGCGAACGAAGATCAGATTCGACAGAAATATCAGACAATGTCTGAGGCTAATCTTCTTTCAGAAGATGCTGCACGTATTTCTGCGGATTATGAAATTCAACGTATGAAATATGAGGAATTGCTTTCGCAGGTAGAAGCCCAGAAGCGTTCCCAAAGTTTAGAACAAGCTTTTCGCGAATACCCATATGCAAGGCGTGGCGAACAAATCGTTAACAACTTAGTAGCACGTGGTGTAGATCCAATTGAAGCAGTTTCATACGTTCACACCGAGTTGGCTAACATGGCCGAATCGCTTGTCCCAGAACTTGCATCTATGTTTGAAGCACAGAAGCAAGTGCCTATCCCCATCGACACTTCCGAATCTGCACAGCCTGTTGTCCAAGAAGCAACACCGACGCGTGGCCTTGGTGGAGTCTTTAGTAGATTAATGGGTATTGGCAGAAACAACAACGGTATCTAAGGAGCTAAGAAATGGCTATTGATTTCAATGGTGCCCTTACATTAGCGGATCAGGCAATCTTGTCAAATGACCCGCTTGTCAAGGAAATCACCAAGAGTTTGCATCAGACGTGGAACGCTGTAAAGGATATTCCTTTCTATACTTCCCCATCTTTACGACAGATTGGTATGCGTTATACCAACAGTGGTATTCCTACTCCTAACTGGACAGGTATTAACTCTGAGCCACAGGCAGTTAAGGGTAAACCAAAGCAGTACGAAGAGCAGATGTTCTTACTGCGCAACAAGATCACTATTGATAAGGTTCTTCTCGATCAGCCTAACAATATTATTGATCCTGTAGATGCACAGGTACAGATGTTCTTAGAGGGTTTTGCTTATGACTTCAATGACAAGTTCATTAACAATGACCCTACAAGTTCTGCACCGGGTAACTCACCAGATTGTTTCCCTGGTTTAAAGTATCGATTGTCTAACCCTCAGCAGTTTGATATGGCATCTGATATGACTATCAACTCAGCAGCAAACATGTCGTTGGCAAACCTGTTAGCTGGTGCTTCAGCAACTGCTGGGTCTGGTGCTGCAAACCGCTTCATGTATGATATTCAGACGTTGTTTGACAATATGAATGCTCCAGATGGAGACGGCATCGTCTTGTATGTATCCGAGGTTGGCAAGCGTATTATTGAAGCTGCAATCCGTGTAATGGGTATTGGTAGTGGTTTTGATATTACTCAGGACAACTATGATCGCCCAGTTGAGATGTACAAGAATGCAAAGATCCGTGTTGTAGGTCGTAAGGCAGATGGCTTAACGTCGGTTATTCCAAATGATGTATCGCTTCCTGCAACAACAGTTCTTTCTGACGGTACTACTGGCGCACTGACTAATACCACCACTATGTATGCAGTTCGTTATGGAACTGGATATGTTCAGGGTTGGCAGCCAAAGCCATTCAAGCCAGAGAATCTTGGACGATCGCAAGAGAACGGAATTATGCACAACATCCTCTTTGAGTGGGGTTGTGGTCTGTGGATTCCACACACTCGTGCAATTGGACGCCTGAACTTTAAGGTAGCTTAACGAGGAGAAATTATGGCAAGAGATTTCAAATTAAATTTCCGTTTTGGATCTGGCGTACTTGGTGCGTCAGGTGGAACGGTAGCCTTACCCGGAACTAACATTACGGCATTTACTACGTCGTTTGTTGGATTAACTGGTACCGCTGCACCAACTGGTAATACAGCAACCAACCAAGTGTTTTCATGTCCACTAGCGTGGGGTGGGTACACTCAGACGGCTGTTGGTACTGGTGCTCCATATGCTGAAGATGTTCCAAATAATGGACAGGTTCTTCATGGTCACACAAGTCGCAACGATATGTTTGTGATTGTTGATGCATGTGCAGCAACTGCACTTGTAACACCACAATCATTTGTCGTTCAGGCATCTGACGATCTTATCAACTGGTCTACAATTGGCACAGGTGAAACAACATTGCCGGGTACGAACCCATCGAATGGCACGGTTGTATGTACAATTGCTGCTGGTACATTCCCGGTACTGACGGCAAACGCTAATCATGGATTACAGCCCGGAGACTTACTCGTTGTAACTGCTGCGACTACGGTCAACCTCAATAACAACCATGAGTCTGTAGCTGCTGTTGTAGGTAACGTTGTGGAAGTTGCAACAGTGCCATCTGCGACAACATTTAGTATTCGTTATCCGGGTCCACAGGGCACAACACTTAAAAGTAATATGTTTCCATTGTCAAACTTGACTGTGGTTGCAACTGGTACGCCAGCGCTTACGTTTACTAAGTGTGCAACGTCTGGTGCTAGTGTAGGTGGACAGATTATGATCCCTGTTGCTCCATCCGCAAAACCATATGTTCGCCTTGCAGCATTTGGTGGAGCCAGTGCTGCTGGTATTGCAGTACTGCGTGATGCTTATCTCGCAATCGCTCGTACTGGCGTAGCTAGGTAACTAATATGACTCTAGGTCAAATCAAACAACGCATACGTATGATGGGTCGAAACTATTTTGGCTCGGAAGCTGACCGTGACCCATTTGGCCTAGAGTTTGTTATTTTTGAAACTGCCAATCAGATTTGTCGTAAAACCGACTGTCTGGTTGGCAGAAGATATTTAGATCTGGATGCTGGCACAACTGATTACTGTGCGCCAGATATTTACAAAATTCGTGTTGTTAAAATTAAAGACAACGACGGAGATTATTTTCAGCCACAGTTATATAACTTCAGTAATCAGATGGTTGATGAGTACAGGTATCGCACTGATCAAGCCACCCCTGAAGTTGTTGCTGTCCGTGGTATGAATGCGATTAGTATATATCCTGCACCACTTGCTAATATTACACAAGGTTTGCTAATTGAAGGTTATGCACAACCGGGTGAGTTCTGGGTGTATGATTCGACTGGTACGGCGTTACCAAACAATGATTCATCTGAGTGTCCATTACCTGATGTAGCGCAGGACTGTCTTGTTTATGGATCTTTATACATGCGTTGTCTGCAAATGCGTGATGGCGATGGAATTCAATTATTTAAAACAGAATACTTAGATCGTCTTGGCGCAGTAGAATCATACGCAGCTACATATACACGGAGGGCAATCTAATGGCTGTTGGATTTACCGATCTCCGATTTGAAACACTACGTCTGTTAAATGAAACAAACCTTTCTGTTGTAGGAGAAATTGCTACAGGTGATGGAGCTACGGGCACAGCTGGTGCAACATTTACCGTTTCTTCTAATGAAGGCTTAGTAGACTATTTAAATGAAGGTGCGATAGAGATGTGTCGCACTTGTTGTTATATTGCTGGGACTGACACACTTGCTGTTACGTCACGCACAACATCTTATGCATCTACGAGTGTGTGGTTTCCGACAACCGCAAGAACTGCATCTGGTCGCCTAACGCATTGTGGTGAACAAGAACTTGCTATGTATGATCAGGACTACATGACAACTACCGGTACACCTGCGTACTGGTATCGACATGGTCCGTATGACATTGGCGTTTATCCAGTACCAACTACAAGTACTAACGTAATAATTAGTGGCGCTGCTATACCAACGCCTATAACAACTGCATCTGGAACGTTCAGTTTTGCCCCAGATGATTTACTACTAAAGGCATTACCAGCTTATGCTGCAGCTAAATTAGCACTTAAGAATTTTGATGACCCGTCATTAGTTGGGCGTTCCTTCTGGAAAGATTGGTACGACATGACTAGATTGACTTTATGGCAACAACTTGACACATCATTAAAAATGCCCGGTGGCATATTCGCCGTACCGCCTGTGAACATTTCGTCTGGTAAATGAGGTGCGTAATGAAAATTGCATGGGGTCGTTTAATTTTAATTGTTTTGGGAGCATTTACTGCAAGTGCAGCCCCAGAGTTTGACGCTGCGTGGAAAGCGCAACATGTTCCGGATTCCGCATCTTTTGGCACGGTGACTCGTGCGCTACTTTTATCTAGCATAGAAGGTCTACGTGCTGGTATACCAGCAATGACAACTGCGTTGATTGCCTTCTTTATGCGACAAGATAGCAGCCTTCCAGTGTTTTCAATAAACGTGCCGGAGGTGAGAAAAGTCAGTGAAACGACGAGGGACATCGATGGATAAAGAGCAACTTATTGCAGGTGCTGTTGGAGCGGTTGCAGGTACAGACTGGTGGGACAAAACTAAAGTCAAAAATATTTGGCATGGTTTATCTGGTGTTATTGCTGGCACCTTCTCAGCCGTTTATTTAACTCCAATTATTGCTAAGCAAGTAGGCTGGAATACGCCAGATCAAGTTGTAGGAGTTGCATTTGCAGTTGGAATTTTAGGTCTTAGATCTGTTCAATTAGTAAATGCTATAGCAGAAAAATTAATTAAAAAGATTGAAGTGTAATGACGTACTCAGCATCAGCGCAAATACTAAACGCAGAAGAATTACCGGATGGGCGCATTGTAATTTGAAAATGAAGAATCATTTCAAAGCTACTGTCACATCATGTCGTTGCAGATAGATTCTTTATTACGAACGTTACTACTTATGGATTATTCAGAACAACGAGTGGCAGGTAAAACGGCTTCATTATCTATTAGTGATCCAGATAATAACTGGGTGGTCGTGACGTGATACTAACTTTTCTTGGTCGTTATAGTACTGGTTATCAAGGCCCATTTGGATATTCCCAATGGACTTTTAATGCTACCGGACAATACATTGTGAATGTATTTACGGCAGAAAAAACTATGACTATTACGCAACTTGGTATGTGTGTGAGTAGTTCAACAGGAACACCACCTGTGCGGATTGCAATGTGGCAATATACCGGAGGTAGAGATTTACCATCAAACCCACTAACAGCAAAGATATACACAGACCCTAATCCAATAAGTGTTACTGCTGGTATTACGCAACCTACATTTATATGGTGGGATCTTACAACGCCACAAGTAATAACTAAGGGTACTACAATTGCAATTGGACTAGAAACATATGGAACATGGAGCGGAGGATTGTCGCTTGTTAGTACGCAAGATCAAAGTAAGCGTGACTACACATCAATGTCAGGTCAACCATATGCCAGAACATGGACACAAAATACTGGGCCTTTTAGATTTGGTGTTGCGTCAACAACTGAATCTTATGGTTATCCAGTTCAGACTTCTACGCTTACAAATAGAAATAATACTTTCTCAGGCACGGCATTTACTATTCCAACATCAATGGGTGGAACTTGTTTACTGCAAGGTATATTGGCACCATTAAACGCTGAGTCAAGTTTTATTAATCTGTCGTTGCGCTTATACAATGCAACGTCATACCCGCCTACTCTTATTACGTCTAGATCATTTGCTGATGGTAGTGCAACGTCATGGCTTAATGCGATGAATCAAGATGCCGGACAAGTTTATTTTCCATTTAATACACCACAAACGCTAACTACAGGCGTTAAGTATGCTGTCGGATTTAATCATAGTGGAAATAACTTTAACTTAGCTAGATTTACATTTAATAGGGCACAAGATGCTAATTGCCTGTCAGATATACCATCGTTCGGTCTTGAGGCTGATTCTACATTGACAACATGGACTGAATCTGGAACAGTGCGATATGCAATGAGTTTAGATGTTACTGATTTTACACCAGCTGCTGGTGCATCTGGCGGTGGGCCTGTAATTGGCGGAAGGTTGATCAATTGATTCCATATATAGGTGACTTTGTTATCAACTCAACACTGCGTTATTACTATGCGTCAAACGCAGCTGGTGGTGCATCAGCAGCGCGAACGACTGCTGGCACGTATCGTGTTTATAAGAACATATCGACTACTGAACGAACATCTTCTGCTGGTATTACTGACTACAGTGGATTTGACTCTGTTACAGGATTGAATGCAGTAACGATCGATCTCAGTAACAACACCGACGCTGGGTTCTACGCTGCTGGCAATGATTACGTTGTAGTGTTAGTAGGCGCAGTTGTAGATAGCTTGACAGTCAATGTGCCATTGTTTCAATTTAGTATTGAGAACAGAGTTCCTACTGTTGCACTAACATCAGGAGTATGGGGTAATGCAACACGCACACTGACAGCCTCTTTAGACCCAACAGCTGCACAGATTGCTGATGCTGTCTGGGATGAGGCATATGCTGACCATGTGGCAGCTGGTACGTTTGGCAAGCTAATGGATATATTGCGTAAATCGAAT